TTACCCGCCGTAGCGGGTCGGCCGTTGAAAGGCTTGGCGATATGAATCGCTACCTGGCCCATTGGACTTGTCCGCAGTCTCGGGAAGCGAGAAACAATACTGTCCTTCAGACTGATCTTTCTCATAACCCAACGGCGAAAGAATGGCGTCGTAGAACCGTGCAGCAGCCTCGACATCTTTGGCCCCGATGAACAGATAGCTGAGCATGGTACGTCCTCCAACGGGGCGTCAATTGTAGCTTCGCCCTGTTACAAGTTCGACACCGAAAGCAGAAACAAGTCCAATCCGGTTACAGACTTCAGACCCAACTCACTTGCAGTAAACAGTCCAAAGCTGATCAACCCGCGTGGTGAAGCTCTGGCTCATCATCGCCCTGCGCATTCCCCACTCCGGATCACTCGGCACACTCGCAAGACGCATCGTCCCCCTCCCCCATCGACCATTGATTGCATCCAACACGCCCATGACTTTCTCAGTGGAAATCGGCTGCGAGAACGAAAAAAGGTCTTCGGTGTACTCGCCTTTTTGGCATAGGTTAACCAGGAGCACTTCGGCTTTGCTGTATTTGAATCCTGGTCGGTAGACTCGATCCACCGCATCCAATGCAGCTTTTGTCATCAAGCGCACGTCGTCCGTTGGATAGGGCAATTCCACCAACACACCATTCGCGTACTTCGCTTCCTCGGGATTGAACATGCCGGTACGTATGCTGACTCGAATTTTCTTGCACAGCGACTGCTGGGCCCGAAGCTTCTCCGTGGCTCGCATCATGTATGTGGCAACCGCCTCCTTGATCGGCGCTATCTCAGTGAGACGCTTGCCGAACATCCGACTGCAGCAGATCTCTTGCTTGGGTGGATCAGGCTCATCGAGCTCAAGGCACGGTGTACCAGCTAACTCACGAGCTGTCTTCTCGATGACCACACTGAATTTTTTGCGAAGTGTCCAAGGGTCGGTTTTAGAGAGATCCCAAGCTGTCTTGATGCCCATGCCTTCGAGGTGAAGCGTCATCTTGCGTCCAACGCCCCAGACGTCAGAGACCGAACATTTTTTGAGTACCCAATCGCGCTTGGTTTGGTCACGAAGGTCGACGACCCCACCGCTCTGCGCCTGCCATTTTTTGGCCGCGTGATTGGCGAGCTTGCTCAGGGTTTTCGTACCAGCGATACCTACACCGACCGGGATGCCGGTACTCCGATAAACCTGGGCCCTGATCTTTCGACCTAGAGCCTCAAGATCTCCTGGCACACCAGCCAAATCTGCGAAGGCTTCATCGATGCTGTAGACCTCAACGGCAGGTACCAGGGACTCGATCACACTCATCACGCGTTCACTCATGTCGCCATACAACGCATAGTTCGAGGAGAAGGCCACGATCCCGTGCTGCTTGAGTTTGTGTTTGATCTGGAAGTAAGGCTCGCCCATTTTTATGAACGGCTTGCTGTCCGCGCTGCGGGCGATCACACAACCGTCATTGTTCGAGAGCACCACGATGGGTGTCTTCGCCAGATCGGGACGGAAGACTCGTTCACAGCTCGCATAGAAGCTATTGCAATCGATGAGAGCAAAGACGGGCTCAGGCTTTTGGATCATGAGCGCGCACACTGAACGTCACCACGCCCCAGATGATCAGTTCATCACCTTCGAGGATGTATCGCGGAGGGTAACCTGCATTCTCGGACATTAGGATGATGTCGGAGCCTCGCTTACACAGGCGCTTGCACACCGGCTCGCAGTTCACTGCCGCAATCACGATGTGGCCGTGTTCAGCAATGATCGAGCGATCAACCACAGCCATATCACCATCGAATATTCCAGCACCTTCCATGCTGTGTCCTTCAATGCGCACGAGGTAGATATGCGGCGCACGGATGCCCAACAACTCGTCGATGGAGATGTGCTGTTCGAGGTGATCCGCCGCAGGCGATGGAAAGCCCGCAGGGACTTTGAACGAGTAAAAAGGGAGCCGGACTCCCCCTTCTGCCAACGGGCCGAGGATGGTGACGCTCATGGTGGGTGCCTTAACAAAACTGTACATACATACAGTAAACGTTGAAGGCGGGTGACGGTCAATGTCGAGCGAAAAAAATAGACCAAAGGGAATGACGCCACATCAGCGGATGGCACGGCTCTGGTCGTGATGGATACCTTAATTTTATTTGCTGATTCCGGGGCCCGGCTTTGTTGCCAAAAAAACCGCAGTCCACAGCTGTTCCGCCAACCACTGAGCCTCAATTCGACTGAGACTCCAGCCAACCCAACCAAAACACATCAAAATGTATTCGCCATCCAGTCTGATCTGAAAGTCGTAGATAGGCTCTTCACCGTCCTTAAATTCAACCACCGGCTCGGGATCGAGCAGGGCTCCTTCCATTAGGAAGTTTCTACCAGTATTCACAACTTGGAGCAGATCAGATGTTTCCTGTGACCCAAACGAATGGCGCTGTATGAGAGCGTTCCAATAATCATGAGCTGTTTGGATATTAGACTTATCCAATTTTGGGTGATTGTGATCAAACGCGTTGAGTACTGCTTTGATTAGACCTGACGCAATCTCATAAGCTTGCTGTGTGGTGAAGCATGCTTTGAAGTCGTATAGCGTTACACGTATGAGTCTCGACGGGGTGAGTTTGACCCTCGCACGATAATGCTCGCCTGTTGCCGGAAAAGTGAAAAATTCAGAAGACTTGAAGGTGAGGCTGGATTTCAAACGGTCGTTGACGCTCATAGCACACTCGAAGAATTGGCTTACTAAATGCCAATCGGCTCAACTTCTACGAACCTTTAACAGGCTCAAAAAATATTATTTTGCACCTCGGCTTTGCTGTATTTGAATTCTGGTCGGAAGGCTCGCTCCACCGCAGCCCTTGTGATCAATCGCACGTCGCCCGTTGAATAGAGCAATTCCACCAGGGCTCCATTGGCGTATTTGGCTTCCTCCGGATTGGACATGCCGTTACGGATAGAAACGCGGATTTCCTGCACGAAGACTGCAGCGCCCGGAGCTTCTCGGCAGCCCGCATCATGTAGGTCGCAACATCCTCCTTAATTGGTGCAATTTCGGTGAGACGATTGCTGAATATCCACCCAAGCAATAGATCTCTTGCTGGGTGAATCGGGCTCATCAAACTCCAATAGGACGTAGCCTTGCTGGGTAGCATGCTCCAATCTGGAACAATCTTATTGGCCATCAAAAAATGGACTGCTTGCTCAACGGTAAGCTTGGCTATCACTGCTAGGGGAAAATAACGTGCAGACTCAAGAGGAAATTCAACTGGAGCTGGCTCTGGCCGAGGCACTTAGGAGGAAGCAGTGAGAGCAATGGCTTGCAGAGAACAGCGAGGCCGTTACTACCTACAACGAATACGTGGAAGCCCAGGGCGTTTATAGAGCTTCTGATGCATGAGCGAGTTTTGAGAATCCCCAGAAACGACTTTGGAAATGGAACTGTCAGTCGTCTCCCCAAGGATCGAACTTGTCCCCATATTTGGCCTGCAAGCCGCGATTTCGGTTGATCTGCCAGATCCACGGATCGTAGTCATCGGGCAACGTGGCGAGCTTGTCGCTGATGACCATTTGCACTGTTTCGTCGCGCAACAAGCGGCGAGTCAAATCGCGGCATTCCCCGAGCGTAGTAGCGCCATGTGTAACATGATTTTCCTTCACATAGAGGTCAGTCATACCCACACGCATGTGACCGTACTCCCTCACTTCATCAGGGTAAATGTCCTCCAAGCTGAGATGTCCCATATCGTGCTCCAGGGTGAAAAAAACCGCTCGTAAATGAGTACTCAAGTGTTGTCCGAGGACACTATGGATAGGCGTGCACCATCGATGAAGTCGCCCCTGCGCGCCAGCGCCTTCAAAAGCCAGGTAGTCACAGGTGATTTAGTGTGCGCATGACAATCGCCACGTTGGTGCGTTGCTGAATTTCCATCTCAGCACCGCTCACCTGTTTGAAGCAACTCACGAAAACTTTTCCGTCCTACACCACGCATGAAACTTCCGAGGACGTAGTTGCCACTTTGAGTTTCAAGAAGCCAGAAACGCCCCTCTTTCCATGCCTTCTGAACTTTCCCTGTCCGAAGAAGACCGCCATCTACTGGGCGAAAAACGTCACCTTGCTCAACGTGATCGAAGGACACGCCATGGCATGTGTCATTTGCGATGAAGGCATCACTTATGAACGCAGTGACCGGTACCGAATACTTTCGGATGCTCGCTCGCCCGAGGCGGCACAGCTGAAAGTCGGTCAACTCTTTGCTATGAAATTCGACTTCGATGATTTCAGGCATCCAACCAATGCTCCAAACGACTTCAAAATGAATTGTCGGCAAACGTCGCTTACCCAGCCGACATCGAAAAAGCAGCACCTACAGTCGCCTCTTTTCTCTGGCCTGAACCCCACAAAAGGTAGACGGTATTTTTGGTTTCAAACATGCAGCCGTAAATGAAAGACACTCCGAAATTGCTCCGCACCCACATCTTGGGTTGAAAGCGGCCCCTGCTGTCCAGGACAACTTCATGGGCGTACAGCGTCGCGGGAATCAGACCGAGTAACGTCAGCTCTTCCTTTTCCACCGATGTCAAAGTGAGGTCGATCAAGATCCACTGCCGCACGACGCAGTACGCTTTGTCGGGGAAAAGCTTTCCCGCGAAGGAAATCAAGTCCTCTTGAGAGCCATTCCAGCCCGAAGTCTCCCCATCAGTACCGTAGAGGAGCCGAGCGATTTCATCCAACGTGACCATTGCAATACCGATGCTCTCAAATCTCGATCAATAAATTCGGATCAAAACCTGTTTTTTGATTTGGATAGCCTCGTGGATTGGAAACCACGCGGCACCCATTTTTTATGAAGTTCGCTGCGACGTGCGTATGCCCGTAAACCCAAAGATCGGCCTTTCCCAACAGTTCTGGCCAATCATTGGCATAGGCGGCAATCAGGTCTTCAGGAAGCTCGTCACCCACATGATCCAAGGTTGGTGCGTGGTGCGTGACTACGACTGTTTTGCCGTTGAAAGGCTTTTCTAACTCTTGAATCAGCCAGGAATGCGCGGCCCTTGATTTAGCTATCAGGTCATCCGGGTTCAACCGTCGAAAACTTTCATTCGCTCTGATCACGGCGAAGTCATTCATGCATTCCCACGCAGCGCGTTTTGCCGCAACGGCATTCCCAGTTGATGAGTAATCTGTCCACGCGGTTGTGACCAAAAACCGGGTTTGATCCAGGATCAAGGCTTCGTTTTCGAGTACGTGGACGTGAGGCGCTGCCGCCTCCTTCATCTTGCGCAGCGTGTGATCGATGTGGCCACCGTAGTACTCGTGATTGCCACACACGTAGATCACCGGACACTGGAAAACCTCGTTCGCCCATTTCACGCCGCGCGATTTGATATCAATGTCGCCAGCGAGAATGACTACATCCGCATCGGTTGGGGTGGGATCGAACGGAGCGAACTCGTTGTGCAGATCTGAAAAAATTCTGAGTTTCATACCGTATCAGTCTCGAGTTATTCCAGATTTTTTGGCATCAATGCTGTGGAACATTCCTGAACTGTCGATACGTTACGGTTTGGGTCTTCGTAGATGGTTTTCGCTTTCGTGAGCGAACTCGTGCCGCTCGTGCTACCAAAAGACGTGCTGTAAACCACCCCACACTCGACTTTGTGGAGCAGCACATATTCGCCGCCATGGCCGTATCCAGCGGTCAACTCGATCAAAGTCTCCATACGATCTAAAGAAGTGGCGTTCATCCAGGGCGGTGTAATGACCTGTACCACCTCGACCGAATTGGACTCATTGCTATCCGCGAGTATGTCGACCAACACAGAGGCGCTAGTTGCTATCAATTTCTCAATACGGTGCCCTGACCCTTCGCAGATCCGACGTACGACCTGATACCAAGGATCCATCGATTGCCGCTCAAGCATTTTCCAAGCCGATTGCCCGTTTCCGAAAAATCCAGGCAAACGAACTGAGTAAGACTCATCTGAGATAAACATTTTTTAGATACTCGTCTGTGGTACGCACGTGCGGCACCACACTGAAATTTTTGCTTCCATGCCCATTTAACAATCAGCTCGCTGCTTCCATGATCGAAAGAAATTCCAGCGTTTGCTGGTTTGAATCGCGTCAATACATCTAATACGTTTACGATCCTTCGAACTCGATTAGGTCAATGCGAGGCGCCACCGGACGCCTAGAGGCAGCTACAACGGCAGCTCACAAGGCTTTCAACCGGCGTCGTCCCGAATAATAACACTGATCGACGTTTATTTAAACACTTCGAGTGTGGCCCTATCCTCGCTTTTTAGGGGCAATCATGTCGCTCAAGAAAGAGATCGCCGCAACGATTCGGGTAGTCCGGTCGGTGCGCGGGCTGGCATACGAAGACTTGGCGTCCGTCACTGCGCGCACGAACGTCAGTGCGCTTGAGCGTGGGAAGATCAACATCACCGTTGATAAACTGATTGAGCTCGCCGCGCCTCTGAAACTCGACCCTGTGACCCTCTTAGCCATCAGCATATCCCTGAGCAATGGTGAGTCCCCCGAAGCGGCTTTAGAACGAGCACGCGGCGAGCTGGAGAGTTTTCGATCAGAAGGGGGCTTGGATCTACTTGCAACGCAGATTGTTGACGACACTCTAGTGCAGCGCTCCCGAGGGAAACCGGAAGGTTCCAAAAATGCGCAAGCTATTCAGGAGCTCAAGGCGGCAGGATTTAGCCGAAAGGATGTGATGGAAAAGCTCGGGCTGTCCAGGTCAACGGTGTATGGGCATTGGAAGATATAGAGCAAACGGAATCGACCGGCCTTCTAGTGCATCCGACCAAGCAGAAGCAAGCTGCTCCTTTGCAGCTTCGCCATCTAGAAAAGGCGGTGAACCGACTGGATCGACAAGCGGAAGAAGTAGTAGAGTCGGGTGACTATCGCGCACTGATGAGATGCCGGCGCGATGCAACGCTCCTTCTCATTGGATTCTGGCGTGGTTTTCGTGGCGTTGAGTTGGCTCGCCTCAAGTGGAAGATACCCAGGCGGAAGCCGGCATCGGCATCACCTTTTACCTGCCCTATACCAAAGGGGATCGCAACCATTAAGGCAGCACCTATCACACCCCTACCCTCAAGAAGTTGTGCCCAGTCGGGGCGTATATCAACTGGTTCACCGTGGCTGGCATCACCAAGGCCAGATTTTTCGAAAGCTCGATCGGGGGGCAACCTTTCAGAATCGACCAGTCTCATTCCACTGCTAAGACGCATCCTAGAAGATGCTGATATTCCTGCTCGGGTTTATAGCAGCCACTCGATGCGCAGAGGCTTCGCCACATGGGCCTCCGCAAATGGTTGGGACATCAAGGGCCTGATGAGCTATGTCGGCTGGAAGGACATGAAATCTGCACTGAGGTACGTCGATGCTAGGAACTCCTTCGGAGGTCTCGCTGCGCACAACACAGGCGAGATCGAGCTAGATCGTTAGACTTAGGCTGGGATTTCATTTTGATCAGCACCGCCTCAGCTGCTCGCAATTCAGCTGTGACGCTAGACCACATCACCACTAGGGTCGATATCTTTTCACGACTTGCATACAGTTCATCTACCAGCTCTGCGAGCTCGCTTTGCTGACCAGCGAAATCCCTTCTCGGCCGTCCAATACCCCCATCCGACAGCGCCGCCGCGACTGCGGAGCTAAAAATGCACGGATAAAGAAGCTCATTGATCAGGGCCATGCCAATTCGAGGTGGCGCGACGACTCGGTGTAAGAAGGTAGACGTTTAGCAAGTATTTAAGAGGTTTTCTTGAGGTACTAGCCCACCTGCATGTAGTGCCAAGGCGTACTGGGCGAGGATGAAAAAAAGCCGCTTAAGCCTACTAGAGCCGTTGCTGACCCCAACTGCCGAAGATTCACCCGGCATAATAAATTTGAACTCTATGGCGGTAGACACGTGGCGCAAGGATGGCGTCGTTGTCGTTGGAAGCTGATTTAAAGAGCCGGTCGAAGGTAGAGTCTAGAGTCAGGGTCTGCTGCCAAGTATTATGAGAAAGTATCCATCAAGATGAACGACCTCACTGACGCACAGTACGCTTATTTTGCTTCTTATTTTTGACAGTCTTCTCCTTTCTATTTTTTTCAGACTGTAATGCACGACCGGGATCAATCAACTTCATGATGTCCATAGCGCTGAAGTCATATTGATGAGCCAGGTTGTCCAACTCACCTAGAAATCGTGCAGCCTTAATAACTTCGGGATCGCGCAGGAGAGGCGCGATGGCCTCATACTCCATGGCAATACGGTTACTGAGTGCAATGAACTCTTCAACGCTAGTCATTGAGCTTCTCCCCGTTGCCATATTGATGCCCTTCAACCTCGGCCGAAGCCACTAACGTATGATCAATATTATCGCTTAGCCTAGAACTAGCTTCGTAAGCTATACTATTGCCTCTAATGGAACTCACGTGCGCGGTATCTATACTTGACGGCACGGAAGGTGGCGAAGCTTCTAGACGCTGAATCATTTCCAGTAATCCTGTATTGGTTCGAGCGTTCAGTCCATCTGCATCACCCCCTGAGCCGCTACCCCCACCCTCATACCTGGCCAGAAGCAGGTCAAAAACCTGGCTGAGGGTGTACCCGTAATCCTTGGTCAGCGCTTCCAGCTTGAGGTAGAACTCCACATCAAGCTTGTAATCCAAACCTTCTTGCTGCCTTTTCAGACTACGCAGGGTCTGCTCAAGCTCAAACTCCTTGAGCCGATACTCGACAAGCGTGTGGGTTCTGACCATTAACTACTCCGGCTTCTCATAGAAATTCGGGAGGAGGCACACCCAGTATAATAGGCTTCATGGTCGATAAAAACCCTAGTCTACGGAAGGAAATATTCAACAACATCAGTTACTTGGGTGTTTTAAAGTGTCCATACGACCTTTTGTCGGATTAATAATGCCAACTTGATTGTCAGCCCTTACGCATCATGAACAGCGTTCATGATCGAAAACCGCAAAGAAATCACTGTTTCCTATTTTGATAGTAATTGGAGCGAATGGCCGCAGCGTATGTGGATCAGAGGTTTTCGGTGCTTTCAGTCAATTCATAGATAATATGTCGTTAAGGAACAAAGATGTCGACGGAGCGCAACGGGGAGCGGAGATTCAGCGCCATTCCCGCCTAACCTTGGCAAAAAAAAGCTCCAATATACGGGCAATTTATGGCATATGAAATCGACGCACTTCTTCACTTATTGCATTAAATTCAATGACTTGTAACTTTATTGAAAGCTCGATAATCGAGCTTTTTTTCGAATTCCCGTTTCCAGCTTACCGGAAAATTTCTCCCGGGCACCACTGGCAATATTTTTGATAAATCACGTAGCTGGCTTTCTATCATGTATTGACGCAGGCATTCGTGCCGCAGCAGCCGAATGAGGTCGCTTTAGTCGTTCCGCCTTTCTGCTCGCTCGTTGGCGTAGTCTCATCGCTTCAGGGAGCATTAGGGGAATCGCCTAGGATGGGATGGGAGAGGCAATGTTGCGAGTAAACCGCTACTAGCAATAATTAGCTTCAAGCTGGCGTGCTGACCCGAGGAAGAACTTGGACGAGTTTTTTTCAAAGTTTCATCGGATTTTCCAGCACCTTGGCCTGCGATCTATTTCGACCTTTCTAAGAGCGCCCTTTGCACTCCAGAAACCACGCAACAATTATGTAGTCCAGATCATTTAGCGTAGATCTCGCAAACTCCAAGTAGGCATGTCTCTGGCCTCGATTATAAGCCAGCCCTCCAACTGTTGAAACTTCACTTCGACTTGTCGGAAATGGAATCGAATAGGGTCTGGTTGTATCTCGTATGAACTCCGCCTCGGAAGTATCAATGACACCAAATCCAACACCTAACATCCAATATGCCACGGCCACATCACGCGGGCGTGCCGACTCAGGCTTAAGTTGAAGCGATGTCTCTACGGAGCGCTTCTTCGTTACCACCTGTGACTTGCTAAGCCGATAGAAGAAATAAGATCGAGCAAACCCTTGCGCCCCGCTTTCACTTGGATCTTGGAGCCAGTAGGACATCAAGAACTCAGCGGCCTTCGCCGAAGGCGAAGTTTTAGCAGTAAGCCCGAGAAACCAGGTTTGCATCTTGGCTGCCAAAGCCACCAGGCGATCATTGTCCGCTTTGGCCTGGGTCGATGAAGAATGTTGCAACGGAAGCTGAGTGGTAAGCCTGGAGACAGGGCTTCCCGCGTACTCAGCGAAAGCTTTCCACGCCTTGTTCAGAATGGTGAAGGTCGAGGTGGCCAGTCGCTCGAGGAGGACGGGAGTATTGTGCCGCAGGCAAACAATCAGCCGAGGTTGCCGCCAATTCAAACGCAAGGCCGGAGCAAGATCGGCTGCCACATCAACCTTGAAGCACTCCGGGCAGTAGTTCAGCGCATTGGGGTAAGGAGTCATGCCGGCCCTGAGTTTGCCTGGGCCGCTGTTGATGTTGGATCTTTCAGTGCTACTGGCGTCTGTGCTGTCGGAGCGGCAGAAGTTAGTGGAGCTACAACCGGGCCAGGGAAGTGTAAATTGTGCGGAGATGTAGAGTCGATCAGCCAAGCTCAATGACTGCAGCAGTTCAAGGTTATTCCACTGCATGTCAGGGTCGGAGCCACCCTTACTGCAAAGCATAACCAGATTGTCACCCAAGCTGTGCCCGACGCTGTGACTGAGCTCCATGCTTTGCCTGGCGATCCAAGAAGAGAAGGACTCGTTTTCAATAGCCGGGTGGGAATGTCGGAGATCGGTTTCAGGGAGTTCTGAATGCTGAAGAGCCAACTTTGGCGTGTCGTCGCGGAGCCTCTGCCCCTCTCCCGTCCTATTGCTGCCTAAGCTACCGCGCCCTATCAGTCCTTCAACTACGCCTGTTACTTTACCAGTTGCGTGACTTACTGATTTGTCAAGCGAGTGGGTTTTCGCTGATGCAGACTGACCGTGCTGAAGGGTTGAAAACTCCTCCACATCACAGGCCCACATCGCCGGATGCTGACCGTAGTCCGATGCCTCCACTAACGCACCGTCCATAATCTGATGGATCAACACTCTTACCGCGAGTCCGACCTTTCCACCTGACTTCTCATGCACGGCATCTACGTCGAGAGCTTCGATACGATCTGGTGGGCACGGCGGCAGCACGCGCAGGGCGACGCTCGTGATGAAGTGACCAAACTTCGAGTTCGCTGACATGGAATCGAGTCGCACCGTTCTCCACCCCACGGCCGCAGCCTTCAGCTCAAGCTTCAGCCATTCCATCAACTCGGCAACACCGAAGATCACGAATCGCGTGGACTGGCAGGCTCGCACCAATTGGATGATTGCGGCGGCGTTGGCAGCCTGTGCCGTATCGTCAGAAGCGTAAATGTCCACGTCATGGACAATGAAGCATTCGTAGTTCCGTGCCTCCAACACTGCGAGCTGAAGGGCATTTAGGCCTACTGAGGATGACCCCGACATGTTAATGACGTCCGGCGGAATCTGAAGCGCTGCATCCAAATTTGCCTTGAAGCTGCCAGGTTCCAACGTAGAGATCCTGTCCATGGCCAACACTTTACGGCCTGTTCCTCGCAACTCCAGGGCAAGCTGGATGGCCAGGGCAGTAGCACCACATCCTGGATCACCTGTTACAAGCATTATTTCTCGTGATGCCGGGCGCGAAAAATCCACGCCCTAATGTGAGATAAATAGCTTCAGTTTTTTTGCACCTGCTGCAATAGAATCTCAAAATAGGCCCGCCGGTTCGGCCTGTACATCCCAACTGAAGATCAGCACCTCCTGGGCATCGCGCCCTTTCCCACCACCAACGGTGTACTTGATGTCGGTCGTCTCCATGTGAAAGCCGGCAAACACCCTGCGGATGTCTGGATGATCGTTGAGGCTGATGATGGCCTTTCCCTTTATCTCGCCTAGCAGCTTGGCCATCGCCTCATACTGGTTAAACTCAAAGGGGACACCATAGCCTTCGGTCTGCCAGTACGGCGGATCACAATAAAACAGCGTGTGCTCGCGGTCGTACTTCTTCATCACCTCATGCCAGCCCAGGTGTTCTATATAGGTGCTGCTCAATCGCAGGTGAGCTGCTGAAAGGGTTTCTTCCAGTCGCAACAAGTTGAGGCCTGGCGGTGTGGTCGTAGCGGTACCATAACTTTGACCATCGACGCGGGCACCAAACGCGGACTGCTGCAGGTAGTAGAACCTTGCCGCACGTTGAATATCGGTGAGCGTTTCTGGCCGGGTCATCTGCAGCCACTTGAACACCTGACGGCTCGATAAAGCCCACTTGAATTGTCTGACGAACTCCTCCAAATGGTTCTGCACCACCCTATAGAGGTTAATCAAGTCGCCATTGATGTCATTCAGCACCTCGACCTCAGCCGGCACCGGCCGAAGGAAAAACAACGCCGCACCGCCCGCAAACGGCTCAACGTAGCAACTATGGGCTGGAAACAACGGGAAGATGCGGTCGGCGAGCCGGCGCTTTCCACCTAGCCAGGGGATAATCGGTTGTGCGTACATGGTGCCTCCTGATGACTTGGGGCGCTCGATGGCGGTGTCAGGAGGCTCTCGGCCTTCAGGTGGTTCAGTGTCCGACAGCGTGGACATTTGATCTGCAATTCAATGAAACCGCGCACTGCTGCGAGCTTTCGACCGCAGTGACCACAACGTATCTCTTGCATCATCTGCAAACCTTTTGCACTTCTGGTAGGCTCCCTGTCGCTCGCGCGTGAGCAGAGGGCCTTGGCCGGTTTACAGGCTAGATCTGTGGATTGGCGGTCAGCTTAAGTGCTCGAACACTTGAGCTGACAGCCCCCTTTCTACTTACTAACTTTGGCAAAACACGTCCAACCCTCTGACCTTAAGCGATGGTTCGCTCGGCAATCCAACCAGGCTTAAGAGGGCGAAAGCCTTGATCTGGGAAGTTGTCTGTTTGCGGCCAATCCCTGAGTAGTTGCAGGTAGATCAACAGCTCGCTGTACTGATCACGGTTCAGACTGGTCGACGCAGACATCTCCAGCTCATCTCGGTGCCGCTCTCGCAGCCACTTAACGCGCTCAATTTCCGTATCGCGCCAGTAACGCTCGGTGTTCGCGGCAAGCTCGTCAGAGTCGACCACAACATCGACTAGAGCCGGGACACCGTCAGCACCCAGCGCGATGCGTTTGAGACCGGATTGTCCGTCGCGCAACCCTATATAGCGTTCTTTGGAAATGGCGATAACGCCCGAAGGCATATGCTCAGGCGCATAGACGTCGGTGTTGTAGAAGCCATTGTTGGTCGGGCAGTAGAAAAAGTCGGTCATTTTTTTATTCCCTCAACACCCGACCGACCACCAGGAAATACTCCCAGCAGAAGCGGTGTAGTTGTTTTGCACCCGAATAACAGACCTCGAAATTAGCGTGGCACCCGGAGCGAAGGATGCCGTCGAGGACATCGTGGAGAAGTTCATTGCTGCAGATGCCCATAGGCCGGTCGTTGGATAGGTTATCGGCAGCGCGACGTCCAGAATGGGGCCTACTGCGCCCAGCGTTGCACTTGCTTGAGGAACGGCGTTTACCACCCCCCACTGGAAAATCAGCCCCAGCATCCACGAAGGGAAAACCACATACCCGCTCGCCCCGAGTGAAGCTGAAAAACCAAGCCGCATTTTCTTCGGAGTGACGGCGACACTGTCGTCGGTACCCGCATTGACCTCCGCTTGGGTGCCGATCCGCAGCAATCCGGCGAGCGCTTCGGCGCCCTGCACAACCTTGGCTCCAATAGCCTGAAAGACCCGCAGCGGCGTCATGGGCAGCGTGTTATCAGCACCCGCTTCAGCCTGCAGCTGGGTTGGCAGAGCGATCCCATAACCACCCAGCGTGGTCGGTTTACCCGCGGTGATCTTGGCCCAATCCAGCGCCGGAATATCCGCTGCCACCAATGGCGCCCCTGCCGTAACACGACCGTACTGGTCGACCGTAACTTTTGGATAAGTGCCGGCGGCTACGCCGCTGACGGTGAGCGCAACCTGATTGCCCACTACATCAATGCCGGCTCCGGCCGTGACGGTGCCCGCGCCGGCGAACTGCGACACGGTGACAGCGGTAGCGCCCAGCGTGCCACCCGGATCGATAGTGCAAACCCAGCCGGTGTCGGTGTTCTGCGTACCTTTCTCGACAAAGACGAACGCGGAAACCAGTTCGTTCCAAGTGTCGGCATCGGTGGTGCGGGACCAGGCGCCGGCTGCGCTGAGGTACATGCCGTTCTGACTCCCGGTGGTTTGGTTCTTGACCAGAATGCGGGCACCAAAAGGAATTGCGACCCCATCAATGGTTTGGGTGCCGGCCAAGGCAATGTTGGCGGTTGTCGCCACCAGTACCGACGTTTTAACGTCGAGGCCACTGATCAGGTTGTCGACGTATTGTTTGGTTGCACCCTGCAGGGCACTGGTCGGGTCGGCTGCCAAGTTGATCTGCGCCCACGACGGTGTCGCACCGTTATGGATCGACTGCGGCAACGAAAACACCACATTGCCGGTGGCGCCCGACACAATCACCTGGTTGGCAGTGCCGGCAACCGACAGCACGCCGGTATTGGTCAGGGTGGGGTTACCTGCGACAGCGTCGCCATTGCTGACGCTCAGCCCTACGCCCACGGCAATGCTGCGCGCGGCTGCGGTACCGGCGCCGGTGTTGGCATATAGCCCAGTAGCGACCAGCGCGGCTAGCGCCGTCAGGTCTGCGTCCAGCGGTTGCGCATCGGTGATGCCATACCCAGCCAGAGTGGTCGGATTGGCGCCAGACGTCACCAGCCCCTTGGCGTTGATGGTGACCTTGGTAAAAGTGCCTGCCGTGGCACCACTATTTGCCAGGGTGAGAACGCCAGACCCGTTAGCGCTGCCATTGAAGGAAATCGACCAAGTTGCATCGCCGGTCACCGAAAGCGTCCGCGCCGTTGCCAGTATGGATGCCTTGCCCGCAAGCGTAGTACCGGCTTCTAGAGCTTCGAGATTCTGCTTGAGGTAGCTGGTGCGGTTGGCCAACTGCTTGGCCTGCAGGTTATCGATCCCGTCCGGCCCTCCCAATACTGGGTCTGTGGTTTCCAGCTGGTAGATCCCAGGCGACCAGCTTGCCTCTTCGCTCAAAGCAGCCATTAGGCACTTCCTCTATTGTATTGACCGTCTCGAAAGAACAGTCCGTTGTGGCGGTTGGCTGCGGCCTGGTAGTCCAGGCTGACTAACCGGCAGCGTGCCGGTGCGTGATCGATCAATGCACTGCGCAAGGTGGCGGCCTGATCATTGGTGATGGGTTGCTGTAGAAATACACGGTACTGAGCCCAGCCTTTGGGATCTCCATGCCAATAGATGCCGTCACGGCGTGTGCGGCCATTGCGTAGCTGACCGCTGAGCCCTTCAAAAATCTGAATTTCGCCGAAGCCCAATCGCCTAACAACTTCCCGAATCGCCCAAGGATTTCCCTTATATCGATGCAGCTCGGCCGACCCCTTGATCAGATTGCGCTTGGCATCTTCCGACTCGGCCAACACCCAAGCAGCCTCATCAAGCAGAGAGAACTGGTCGGCCAGGATCGGCAGCAGTGGCGCTTTTACCAGGTCAATCAGGTATACCAATATGGCGTTGAGGTCGAGATCAGCCAATGTTTCGTTGAGCAACTCGCAAAGCCTCGCGAAGCGCTCGTCACCGGCCAAGACTGGGGGAAGCCGTTGCTCAGCCATTTACTACCCCAGCATCTAGCAATTGGATCGAGGTGCAATTTGCCCATTCGTTGCCTAGTAGCTCGCGCAAGGCATCAGGAAATTCCAGCTCCGCCCGGTACACACCATTCACCTGCAGCAAAGCTGTTATCTGCTCCTGGACAAGATCGCGACCGAGTCCAGCACGGCGTTCAGCTGCATAAGCATCGGCTGCTGCCTGGGCGGCGTTCATCGTGGCGCCACGATCTGCAGTGGCAAAAAAGGTGATACGTGCCTTGATTGCATATGTCACTTCGCTCGGCATCAAGGCATGTACGGTGTCGCATAGCGGTCGAACCTTTTCTCCACTGACCTGACTAGCAATCCGCAGAAGCAAGTCCTCCGAAGGCAAGCCGGCGCTGGTGAGTGGGTAAAGCGCGACGTGGCCGTCAGGCTGACCTTCGTTCGGGCCATGCACCGCGACATCTATGATTGACTGATGCACGGCTAGAGCGTGGTAGCGATAGGCTCCTCGACTGCCGGCGTTGCTGAAGGCTTCAGGCGCCAGAATGATGCGCTCGCGGTAACGGTCGTCATCCTCGTCCTCTGCACCATCGGCGGTGATGTTGATATTGAATGCCGTAAGACCATCCAATGGAGGATCTCCAATGCTGCTGATCTGTCCGATGGTCCAGCCATTGCCCAGCTCGCCAGCCGTGAGGCATGTGGCGGTGACACTGATCTGAGTCTGGCCAGCCGCAATGACCGCGTCCTGGTCCGTCACAAAGGTCAGCTTGGCGTCCTGGGTGCAGACCCGAGTGCCGACCCTGATCAACAAAGATTGTTGCACGGCTACCGGTACGCTGAAACGCAGCATGCAACGTGCTGGAATAGCCAGCAGCCTGGGAGTGGCAACCAATTCGCCCAGGTAGTCGAGAATCGGCCCGTTGGCCCAGCGGACCAGCAGTTGTTCGCCTGCATTTTGAAGGCTCATCTGCAGTCGGGTTACTGCATAGGCGATCTGGTCGATAAACAGCCGCTCGACCTGCGCCGGATACAGGGTCTTACCTGACTTACTCTCATAACGGGCAATCAAATCAGCCTCGGTAGCGGCTGGGTCGATCTTGACGAATATTGGTTTAGGCAGCTCGCGCATAGGGCACCTCGGTCAACTGGTCGATGCCATCGGCCACACGCCACTGCACACGTAAGGTGATGTCCGAGTTTTCAATGAGCACCTGCATCTGGACAACCGACACACGGGTTTCCCAACGGCGAATCGAATCGACCGCTTCGCGCACCAAGTGCGGGGTTACACGATTAGCGGGCCAGTCGATGTACCTATGAATGTCGCTGCCAAACTCCGGCCGGTGGGCATCACTGCCCTTGGGGGTGGTCAGGATGATGCGGATGGCCTGGTCGATATCGCGCAAACCCTCGACCACCTCACCGGATGTACCGAGGGCGGGTTGCCAGTGGGCGGCGGTGATACTGGTGTAGGGAGTGGGCGTCGTCATGCACACATAGTGGGCATACGAGCTACGCTAGGCTTTTAATCGAGTTTAAAGAGACGGCTGACGAGGAGGAGTTTATGCGGTGGATCGAAATTGAAAGCGTTCCAGGAAAGAAAATGCCCCAGTGGCAGCGCTCAGCTGGGCTGGGTGATGACGGAACCGTGTATGCCCCGGCAGCCATGGCCGGTAATGAACAAGCGGTCATGCTCTGCGCCGGTTATGACGGCATTGCATTGCTGAGCTACCTCAACCATGTATTTGTTTCTACCGATTGGCTATCGAAGGAATACCCTCACCTGGAGGGGCTGTGTGATTCGATAGTGAGAAAAGTGAATCGAATCGCCGACGAAGCCGCGAACTCCGAGGCGCAGGCTGAGCCAGATGATTAATGAATGTGGTTCTTTGAGTTGCCTCCCACATCTATAATTGCTCCCGTTGCATTGATATCGCCATTCACTTGCAGGTCACCATTCAAGGTGACCTTTGGGATGTTCAATGTAGCCGAAGGCGCCTTGACCACTACCGGCTCTCCCGCTTCAACCGTAATGTTACGGCCGCATTTCAGAAGCAACGCCCCCACCGCATCCAACGCCATCACCCCAGCGGCACGGTCATAAGTCATTACCGTGCCATCGCTGAACCGCACGTAGTCTGTGTCTTCATCAATAACGGGCGGCGGTTCAGCGGTCGAGTAGATCCCGCCCAGATAGACACCACCTACACCATCAGCATCGAGCAGCACTGCCACTTGTTCGCCGAGTTCAGGCATCAATGATCGGCGTTGCGTACCCTGCGTGTTGCGCTGGGGTACGTTGAGCCAGTAGCTCTCCACTCCATCGCGATCATCCAGGCGCACGCGGATACGGCAAGTCAAGTAATCCACGGCGCTGATTTCACCGTACTCCAGTTCAACACTCATTTACGTGACTTTTCATTGTTAGGAGACCACTTCGTGCTGAACACCGTAGGTCGACAGGGCCAAGTCAGGATGCGAGTTTTCCAGTGTCATCGAGATCAAAGGTGCAGACACGCGGCAGACTGATTTGTCGACTGTGTAGCCGTTTCGAGTTATCCGGTGTTGCGAGGACATGATTAGGTAATTACCGCCGAGTTTGCCCGCCGCCACCAAGGTCACCACGTTGCCACTGACCAGGTTGGGGCGACCCATCGCTCCCCAGCTGCCAGTCGTGCGTTCGCGGTTAGCCTTCGCCAGTTCGGCCTTTGCTTTTGCCTTGGATTCTTCAGCAGAAGCGCTGCGCTTGCGGCTTTTCTTGGTATCGCCGCTGGTGGTGACTTTGCTCAGGCTACTGGGCACCGCGTTGGTTTCGCTATTTTCGATTTTGTAGGCGATCAGTTGTTTCTGCGCAGGGTCCTTATGTTTGACTTCGACGGCCTGGGGCACGCTCTTGATCTGATCGCGCAGATTCACCTTGCTCAAGTCCTTGAGCACCAGCGTGGCCACCGGAGCCCCCTTGGCCAATTCACTAATGGCATGAAAGACCATGCGATTGCCCGTTACCTTAAAGGCATAGTCATACTCGGCCGCCAGGTTACGCAGGAACAACAGATCGGACTCCTGCTGGGTCAGCCGATCGAGTTTGATCGGCTCGATACTACCGATTAACTCAAGCCCCTGGCGTGTCGCGATCTGCTTGGCCACGGCATCCAGTGTGGTGTTTTCATAAGCGTGGTGTTCATTGGTCCGCAACGCCGCTTTAATGCCGGTGGCCAGACCATGAATGGTGATCGTCGAGGGCGGGCAATTTAGCTCAACCTCATCGATCTCAAAACGGGCAAGAGCGCGGAGCGGCTCGCCTTGCCAACCAATGGACAAGGTCAAGCTGTCACCGTGTCCTGGATACCACTGATCACGCCATTTGCCTTCGGTGTCCTCCAGTTCGACCTCCAGGCTGTCAGCCTGACCCGTGAGGAAGTCGGTATAGGACAAAGAGAGCAAGTGCTGGCTGACGTTATGGGTGATGTTGCGTTGCTGATAGGTCAATACGAAGCGCGCTTCTGGCACCTGCGTGGGAATTATCGCATCCATGGTGGCAGATCCTCGGAAGTGGCTACTGGCTCCAGCATAGGGATGGCCAGCGTCAATCCTGCGGGCAGTGCAGCGGTGATCGGCACATGTTGGTTGGCTTCAACAATGGGTTGATAGCGGTGAGCGTCGCCGTAATATCGCCAAGCCAGTTGGTCCCAGCGTTCACCTTCGGTGGTGATATGCGGAATAAACATCAAGCCCTCCTGGTCAGGACTTGCGCAGCCAAGCCCGCCAAGCGGGTACCGGCGCCATCCATCTTGGTGAGTGCTTGGTCGAGGACGTCCCTCGAAGCAGAAAATCGGTCGACAATGTTGCCCAGGTCGACCGGATTTAGACTGGCGCGGGCACCCATCACGTTACCCAGTACATCCTCGCCCAGTCGTGCCAGGTCTGAACCGTTGTCGAGTAACCCTGCGGCGGTGGTTAACCCCTGCAATGGCTCGATGGCCCGTGCCGTGACGCCCAGCAATTGCGGAACTTGCCCGATGATCATTGATGGATTACCGCTCTTGATCGTCTCGTACAGGTTCTGACCGGCCTTCAGCATGTTGCCGGCTGTTTTTGCATAGCCGATCACCATCTGAGTGGTGCTGGGCGATGGTATCAGGCGCGAGATGAGTCCCGGCGACCCAGCGGTGGCGGCTGGAGTTCCGGTAAGGGCGGTGTCGAGCAAGCCCGGCCGGGCGACCTTGCGAGTAAACGCACCTGTGTATTCGGTCAGGCTGAGTTGAACGGTGGCAGCCTTGATCTGCCCGACGGCCGTGGCACGGCGAATAGCATTGCTAATATCTTTGATGACGTAGGCGCCCAGGTATTCACCGCTGCCCATGACGAAGGCCAACGGCTCATGCTTTCTCTTGGCCTGGCGCAGTGCCTGTAGACGCTTCTCGGGGTCACCTAACACCGAATGCAATTCAATGGTCAGTTTGCATTGATCCAGCCCTTCACCGATCCACTCCAGTAGCGGTTTACCTTGGATGCGCGCATGTTCTGCCCAATCGGCCGAGCCGCTTTGCTCCATGCCAGTTATGCCACCGGCGACGGTGAATTCAATCTCTCCCAGGATGGCAAACATCACGCAAATCCTTCATCAGATGGACCGTAGCTGCGGCGTCTTTTGTCGTGCTGATAACGCTCAATGAACCTGACGAACTCGGTGTAACCAACCTGCAGTGCTTGACCAACTTGCTCCTGCACACCCGCACCACCAGGCACGTTGATCTGAGGCGAAAAGTTATATTCCGTTTTGCCTCCCATGCCTGCGGTCGCTCCTGAAGCAGTGCTCCCGGCATTGCCGAGCACGCTGGCTCTGGATACTTCTGTTGGATCGGGCGGTAGACGATTGGGTGTTGCGCGGGTTGGCGCGATTGGGTCCAGAGGTGATTTGTCGAATACGTTAGATAGAGAGATAACCGGGTTGGGCGGTAGACGACGGGGTGTTGAACGGGCTGGTGTAATTGGAACTAGAGGCGAGTTGGCGAAGACACCAGGTAGTGGCACAGCTGCAGCGATAGGCGGCGCCATATCGACGGCAGACTTCATCGCCATGCCCAAGGCAGCCTTGCGCACCAGGTCAGATTGAGTGGTGATGCCAATGGCAGCGCCTTCACTGATGTTGGCGCCGTATCCCATAAAAACCCGGCTTGGCGACTGGATGCCGAGGGTCTCGGTAAACCAACCCTTGATCGAGGTGCCAACGCCAACCACCGATTCTTTCGCAGAGACCAACGCATTGCTGATGCCACTGACCAGGCCGCTGATGATCATGCCGCCGAACTCAGTGAACTTGCCCGGCAGCTCGACGCCGAAGTAGTTCATCACCCCGGCAAAGGCTCTGTAGAACATACCGACCGGAGAAAAGTTAACGAGCAAACCCAAAATGCCTGAAAGACCACCACTGAAGCCGGCTTTGATCTCTGTCCACAAACCACCGAAAAAACCTTTAATCGGCTCCCAGTAGCGATAAACCAGGTAAGCCGCTACAGCGATCCCCGTCATCAGCAGGCCGATGGGGTTCATCAGCAAGGCTCGACCAAGCCAAAGAATGGCCTGACCGGCGAGCTTCAAACCGAATAACAAAGTGCCACCGAGAATCTTGCCCAGGAACAGACCGCCTCGCGCCACCATCATAAATGGGGCTCCCAATGCCATGGTCAATCCCTGCAAAAATACGCCGCTGTACTTGGCCACTGTGAGTAAACCGCCGCCAATACGGGTTAGGCCTGAGATAAATGGCGCGAACTTACCCATCTGCCACATGCCGCGCAGTAAGGTCCACTTTGAAGACAGTGTTGTGATGGTGGTGCTCATGGCCACAAATGGCGAGAGCAACAGGTTGGCGCCGTAGGCAACGCCGATGAAAGCCAACTTGCCGAGCAACAGGCCACCGACCAGGCCGATGACACCTTTGATAAGGGCAGGGTTTTCACCGGCCCAGGTGGCGAAGGACTGCATCACCGGGACGACAGCTTTCGTTACATCGACGAGTGCTGGCAACAGTGTGCTGCCGATGGTAATTCCGATCTCCGAAAGATTGATCGTCAGCGCTTTTAGCTGTTCCTTCGGACTTTCCATCCGTTTTTTCCAGTCAGCGTCAAGCCCTCCCTTGTCGGCCGCATCCATGCTGCCCTGCTGGATACCGGCGAGATCTTTTCTGTTAGCCATGGCCGGGCGAATGAATGACAGCACCTGTTGGTCGGCAAACAACTCACCCAGCTTGTAGGCTTCATTTAAACGATTGAGCGCAATCTGACGTTCTTCGTCGTCCTTGATCGCCATCGCACTTTGAAACTTGCCAGCGGCCTCTGGCCCCTTAGTTCCGACATAGTTAGTAATGACCTCCAGCATTGCCTGGACAGGTGTGAACCCTTTCCCAACCAAGTTTTTCATCGACGAAGTGAGATCGATGCCAGCACCCTCGAAGGACTTCAGGGTGTCCTTCGCGGTGAGTTTCGAGAGGAAATTTTTGAAGTTGTTGGCTGCTTCATCGTTGCTGCCAGCGCCTCGGCGAGCGATTTGTAACGAGGCACCAATCTCGGCAATGGCGCGCTCACCAGTCACGCCAAGAGCTGCGAACTGAGGCGTGAGCTGCGGTAGCCATTTGGCCATGTCCTTCAATTCGAACTTGCCGCTTTTGCCAGCAAAGGCCAGCATGTTCATCGAGCGTTCAAGTCCTGCGGCGCTGATACCGAGGTTGTCATTTAAAGCGATGGCCACCGAGCCGAGGTCGTCCATGCTGGCGCGAGTGGCCGTAGCCGTTTTGGCCAGTACGGGAGCATAAGCAGCAAGTTCTTTAGCACTGGAAATCCCACCAGCGATCAAAACCGCTGTACCTGCGGCGACTTCAGTTTGGGTTTGATTCCACTTCAGTGCAGCGCCCCGCATTACATTGCTGAGCGGTGCTTCCTCTTCAGCATTGAAGCCACCGGTAATCGCGATGTCATTGGTCTTGTCTTTGAAATCGATGGCAGTACGCATCGACTGCACAATGGGCGCACCAATAACAGCCGCTGTACCCACCGTTTCCATGGCCTGGCCACGCAACTCACCACGTTTGTTTTTGAGTGTTTCGCCCCTGGCGATGCTGGTGTTGAGAAGGTCTTGCTTGGCCTTCAGTTGATCAATCGTGCGCCCGACCTGGTCGTACTGCCGACGCATGCGCTCGATGCCGAAACCACCGCGTGCTACCGATGCCGCCAGCTCCGTGCCAATGAGTTTCTGTTTGGCCGTTAATCCGTCAGTGGCACGACCGAGCTGTTGCACGGTCGACTTAGCCGAACCAAATGCGGCACTCAGGCTGCCAGAAACAGCGGCGCCGATCTTTAACCCAATCAGAACTTCATTAGCCATAATTTGCTACGCTGTGAGCATGTTTGAGAAGACCGCTTTACGCACCGCTAAAACCCTCTATGCACTGGCCATCGGCGTCGGTGTGATCTGGCTTGCCTGGCTATGCCTGACGAATCTGCCAGTGTGGGCGGCGGTTTTGATGTTCTGTCTGGGGCTGCCGGTGCTTGCCCTGGTGGCCGCCCCTGTTGCAGCGGGCGGTGCCTTGTTGGCGGGTGTGGTGGTCGGGCTGACAGTAACGATCAGCTCCTCATTTTCTCGGCGAGTTCGATACGACGATTGATTTCGCGCTTACACGTATCAACCCACCGCCAGTAGTCCACCATGTCCAGTCGGACAATTTCAGACGGCTGCATCCTCAGCACGAGCAACAGTGCCTCGTCCCAGGACTGCAGCAAGGTCTCCTCCATTGGACATTTCCCGCAACACCTCGGTGGCTGACTTTGAGTCAGCAATATCGAATTCGCCGAGGTCCTCCAGGGTAATGCCCAGCATATTGGATACGAGCATGTCTTCCATGGCGCCTTCGTCTTTGGTGACGGCCTGTGCGGCGCTGATGTCTTTGCGTTTGAGGCGCTTGATAGGCAGCTTCGAGATCGTCTCGCCGCTGGCACTCTTGAAAGGGAATTTGAGGGTCAAACTGATTGTTTCTGCCATCTTTACTGCTCCAGGTTGTCGGTCTGATCGACTGCTATGAACGAGCCCTGAGCATCGCACCTGACCGTGGCGCTGACTTTTAATCGAGTTTAAAGAGAGGTCCCGTACGATGGCGGGGCTTCGGGTTGCGGCCCCGCCCTTCAACTCGCAACGCTTTAAAAGCTCGGCGTCATGGCTTGCTTGATCGCTGGCTGCATCCTAGACCTACTGTAGTAGCGGCATACCAAATCACACTCCGATGCGGCCTGGTGCTGAGAAGTACCAGTTGCCGGGATCGTCAGGTTGATGTGGCACTGTTTATTCAGTCGAGCGGGAGCTCTACCGCTTCGCTTCCGCTTTCCATTACGCCAAGCGCCGCTTGGTCGAACGCGAGATGGATCGGAGTAGCGCCTTGTTCATCCTCCCGCTCAAGCTCCCCCGCCAACTGCTTGAGGAACTGCTTGCGATCGATGATCTTGCAGGGCTCGCCATCTTCATTTTTGGCGGGCCAGGTAACTGCCATCTCCGTAATGTTGCAGAGACAATCGATCCCGATTCGGATCACAAGGTGGTCGCCTTCGATGCTAACTGACAGTGCTTCTTGGGATGGTTCGTTCATGTAGTTGTGCTCGGGTGTGGGAGAAGGTCCCCTGAGCATCGCGCCTAGTCGTGGCGCTGAATTTTAATCGAGTTTAAAGAGAAGCCCCGCACGATGGCGGGGCTTCGGTTTTCGTCCTGGCGGCTCCGATCCGTTGGAGCTAGTCCTGGTAATACTTCAACATTGAGGGCAGCCCCGGCAGCGACACTTGGGCGTGACCTGATAACGGCCGGTCGCCAGCGTCATACTTAGCGCCTCAATCAAAATTTCTTTCGGGGTTCCCTCCAGAACCTTGCCCCAGTAATGTTGCGCACGCATGAAATCGATATCACGACGTACCTGCATGTCGATGCTGTTCATTATCTCACCGCGAGTTTTCGCTCTTGCTTGCTGTTCTTCTGGAGTCAAGGACATGACCACCTCCAATATCAAACGATTCGACGAACTCACCGGCCAGATATTCGGTGTTTTATATGAGAGTTTTCCGGTACCACATCATCTGCTGCTGAAAGATCTCATGCCTGAGGGATATTCATTCGACGAGTTCTTTGGACAAGATATTCCTAATGAACATGGAGATTTTCTGTTTGCCTGTGTCGATTGGCTAGCCGAATCGGGTTACCTGCGGTTCAAAGAGAAAGTGCACGCTACCGGCTACACGGGAGGTGTTCTTACTGCCAAAGGTCTTGAGGTGCTGAAGGCTACCCCTGATAGCCTCAGCACCGAATCAAGCCTTGGTGATCAGTTGGTTGACGCGACCAAGACAGGCGCCAAAGGCGTGATTGGTAACCTCGCCGGACAAGCCCTGTCCATCGGCGTCAAGTTTGCCACTAATCACTTCGGTCTACCTGGCTAACTCACGCCTGCCCCATGTTCTGCCTGTACTTGGCCAACTGATCCTCACCGCCCACGCGGAAGATGTTGGCCAGGTAATCCAGCAACACCACCTCTTGCCCATCGAGGACCTGTCGGACATACGTCGCCGAAAACGGCGTCTCGTACTTGGTCGGGTCTCGCGGTTTGTGACTGCCCAGCTGATACTCCTTGCCGGTGATGGTCATCACCGTGACCAACGCGATCTCATTCACTAAACCGCCGTTGTTGAAGACCTGAACGTTGGAGCGGCACTGTAACTGGACGCTCTTGAAGGGCGTGACCAGCTTGACTGCGGCATCGTAGTACATGCTGTTCCAGGTGATCTTGCCTTCCAGCTTGTCGATCCCGTCAGGCAGCTCGATGAGGCCAACCATGCCCAGCCCCTGAAAGTCACTGGTCACAGCCTTGATCGAGCCGAGGTCGATCTCTTCGGCGCGGCCTAAAAAGCTCGCGCCATCAAGATAGATCGTGGCGTTGGAAACACGGTGCGCACTAAAGCCTGCCATTTATGCGGCTCCTAGGTTGACCAGGTATTCCCCGGTGATTTCGGTTTCAAAGGTGCCGCGTTCGAACGGCAACGGCACCATCAGTTTGTAGTTGAACAGCGCATGCCCCAGCTCCAGCTCAGTTTGTGGGTTGCGTGCCGGGTCGTACCAGCACTCGCCACCGACCAGCGCCCCATCGACGGTCAGCTTGCGCAGGAACAAGTTGACGCTTTCCGTAATGCTGGTAATCAGCGAGCTGATGATGGGCTGGTCAACGAACTGCAGGGAGCTGTAACGAATGGATTCGTCTACCACGTCCTTGGTGCGCCGCACGTTTTCGAAATTGCGCATGTGCGTTACGGTTGGCCAGGCAGCAGTTCGGTTACCCCACAAACGCAGGCCGGTACCGAACGAATTGAACACCGTGGTGATGCCATTTTCATTGAGCAGGTTGACCTCGCTGCTCGCGTCATCCACCCGAGCGGTCAAAGGCCGCTCCAGACCAATTACACCCATCAGTTCCTGGTTGGAGCTGCTCCACCAGTAGCCCTTGTCGTTGTCGACTTTGGCTCGCAAACCAGCAGCGCGGATCGACAGTGGTTGCAGGCGCGCTCCATCAGTTGCTGCGTCGTATACCTTTACGTGCGGATAACACAGTCGTACGCGGTCACTGCTGGTGTTGAAATTGATCGCGCCTGCAGGACCTCTACCCGCAATTGCCTGTTGCACCGTGGTACCGATTGGCGCGTCGATGTAGGCAACACCACATACCTTTATCGCCTCCGAGGCCAATTCGACGCCCACCGAGTTCAAGGTACTGAAGCCTGGCGCGATGAAAATTTTCGCAAAAAAACCCAGTGTGTTGTAGCTGTCCTGGAAGGCCTTCAAACCCGTGCGACGTCCGGCGACGGTGATCCCGCCAATGATATCGGCAGGCGTGACTTTGCTCGGATCGGCGTGGGTATAGCTGGCCTTCACCTGGCCATTGGCTGGAATGGTTCCGGTCGTTAGACGCTTCACCCGGCCAGTGAGCAGGGTCACCGTGTAGTCGGTGTCTAATACATAGGGGGTCATGCCATCTGCAGATTTCAATTGCAGCAATTGCAACGCACCGTGCTCCAGCTGGAGCAGATCGTTATCCCCGAACTGTTTCACCTGGTCAGCCACATTGGTGCAGTGGATGGCAGGATCGAGCACGTTGATCACCAGCACTGTGCCAGCGCCAAAGTCATAAATGCCTTCCAGTGCTTCGGGAATACTGAAGCCGGTGAGATGTGAGCCAAACTGAGCCGCATCCTTTTCGTTCAGCGACAAGGTCAGCTCATTGACCGGCCCGATAGGCGCCGCGCCGACCAGAGCGATCACGGCCGATTTGACTACCCGGATGGCCCGAGGGCCACGCTCGACCTCGGTGGTTTCAATACCGTGTAAATAATTAGCAGGCATGGGGGGGTTACTCCTGTCCAGATTTCTGAGGCGCAACCGCAGTCTTGCTGGCAGGTTTCGCGTTGGGTGGTGCAGGTACCAGGTGCTTGAGTTCCAACAACACCAGGGTGTACTCGTGATCGGCGGGTAGATCGGCGGGTTTTCCAGAGAACAGTTGCACTTCAAGCAATTCGCGGGATTCGCCTACCCGCAGGGAGGCGGCGCTTTGCGGGCCGGCATAGATGTACTGGGTCAGCTTCATGGGAGTTCCTCGAATCGGGCATGGACCAGCAGCGGTCCGCTTTCGGGGGCCATAATTTGCAGTTGAGTGGCCCGAACGGAAAAGTCCTGACCGTATTGCCAGAGCCCACTTACTTGGCCGATGAACTGCTCGGCAACGGGACGGCACGCCTGATCGCAATGCGGCGCAAACCAACCCGTCAGGCAAGACCGGATTTGGTCCAGGAAACAAATCACTCCATCCTTGCCATTGAGTTGGCGAAACACCAGGGTCAACCTGATGATGATGTTGCGTGCCAGGAACATTGCATCACCGGCTTCGGACCCGCCGAAGGTTGATTTTCCGTAAGCCAACAAGATCGCCCCACATGGATGGTTGAGGCGGTAGCTCGCAGGGTTCTCTGGAAACAACTCGACCATCAATTCCTTGCCGAAGTGTTCCTGCAGGCGAGCGAGCATCGCTTCCAGCAGTCGCTCGGTTTGGGTTTTAGGCAGGGTTTCGCTCATTAATAGCGCTCCCATAGATCACCACCGAACTGCTGACGGCGTGCGCGGACACGAACCTCACCAGGTTCGGGTGCGGCTTGGCCGCTGGGCATGCCCAAACTGACGACGCCGTCACGGATGCTGACCAAGAGTTTAATGGTGCCCATGCGGCTGTCCTTTACGGCGTCGGGCAACGCTCCTTCGGGGCGGCGCTGATACAGCCAGTGACGCGCCAGGTACACCACTGCATCGCGCAACATGGTCGGAACCGGATCAAGCGGCAAGTCGTAGCGACCACGAAGGTAGCCATCGACCAGCTCTTCAGCCTGACGAACGCTGTCCTCGATGACACCATCATTCGGTAATGTCGCCGCAGGATCATCGTTGGAGAGTTGAATCAGCGTCATGTCTGGAATAGCGTTGGTGATGTCGGCGCGCGTGCAGTAGCGCATGGATCAGCCCGCCTTCAGTTCGACCAGAGCTTCAGGGAACAAGCACATTGCCAGCGGGTTGGCCTGGGCTTCCAGATCCCAGCCTTTGCCCATTTTGCGTTCCTCGGCCTTGCTGTAGAACGGCTGACCCAGGGTGTTGACGGTTTCGTTGTAGTTGGCCGGGGCGTTGAACATGCGGAACACACCATGGGCCACCGGGAACACCTGGGCGATGTCGGCCGGAATGAAACGTTGACCACTGACGGTGACGTCATACTCGATGAATTCGATGCCGCCGAAAGAGAAGCCGGAGCGCACATCACCACCGAGACGGTCTTGTGCTTCCTGGTAGTTGCCAAATGCAGCTTTGACCTTTTCATGGTCGATCATAGCGTCGAACCAATCCGGCCCGCACAGAGCTCGGAAGCCCGTGACCATTACGCCGCCCAGCTTGGACTCGGAGTAGCGTTTCGCATCGAGGCAAGCCTTGCGTACGTTCGTGCCGGCGGTGCCAAGTGCCACCGTAATTTTCTTTTGGCTAACCTCAAACTCATTGAAGAGGTCGAACATGACTTCGCCGTCTGCATCCAGCAGCTTGCCTCGCAAAGCGCCCACACGCTGAAACTCACGGGTGGCCTCAATGCTGTTTTTCAGCTCTTGCAAGTTGTCGTTGATCACTGTTGCCACAGGCGCGGTAGTGCTTTCCTGGCCAAACGCAGCGATGCCCTGCAACTGGCTCGGCAGGATTGGCCGGTTGATCGGCAGATGCAGTGTTTCGAAGCTTCGGCGCTTGCGTTTACCAGCCTTGATAGCGGCAGCATCGTCGTTGCGCGAGGTGTTTGGGACAAGTACCAGGCGGCCTTCGCGTTCATCGATCACTACGCTGGTAGTGGTGACACCTTTTTCTTCAAACAGCCCCATCGCGCCGACTTTGCCGGGAATGGCTGGAAGCTTGTTCACAGCGGCGGTGAGGTTGGCGATGCTGAACATTTCTTGCAGATTCATGGAGTACTCCTGATCAGAGGGCCGTGCGGGCAACGATGCCAAGGGCATTGAGTTCGTCCAGGGCGGTGGCCTTCTGGGGTTCGGTGACGCCGACTGGCCATGCCAGTTCGGTGGAGTCGATGACGGCGCCGCGAGAAACCACCACGCCTGACTTGTCACCGGCTGTTGCGTCCACGGCTTCAATCAAAACCGCCGCAGATTTTTTGGCAGTGCCTGTGCCAGCGGTATCGAGCGCCTGATATTTGCCGGAGACTTTCGCCAGAACCTGGCCAAACGGGTAATTCGTCCCACCCAGCAGCGTGACTTTGTCTTTGGTCCAGCCGGGGCAGACCTCGACCAAGAGCAAGTCTCCCGGATCTTTCGGTTGAGTAAACGTGGCCATGAGGCCTCCTATCGTTTGGAGCGGGCTTCAGCATCGGCCAGCAAGGGGTTGGTGGTTTGGAGGACGGTCTTGCCGGCTCGGTTTTTGGTGGCGACTTCTGCGAAGCTGACGCCTCCGGCTAGATCGTTGAAGATGGCTTTCAGGCCATCAACCAAGGGCTCGCGCTCATCGTCTTCACCGAACTCCAACGGCGTAACACTCGATTCCGCATAATCCAACGCGGCTATCACTGCGGGGGCGTGTACCGGTTTCATCCCGGCTGCCACCAGCTTCTCCGCGTACTCAACACTGGCAGCGTGGATCGTCTCCTGTGCGGCGACACGGGCAGTTTTGTCGCGCTTGGCGATGTCGGCCTTCAGTTGTTTGTTCTCCGCCTCCAGGGCGGCTTTTTCTTGCTCATTCACGGGGGATACCTCGGCGGCGCGGTGGGATTCAGAGAAAGCGGTGTTCAATTCCTGCTTTGGCTCGCGGCCAATTTCGGCGAGGCTTTCGATAGCCCAGGACGGGGCGACTTGGTCGGCGATGTCTTTGTCGAATTTGCCGATGAGCCATTCTCGGAAACGGCGCCACATGTCGGAGTTGAGTTCGTGGCCGTAATCGCCGAACTGGATAACGCCTTCCTCGTCGTCCGCCAATTCGATGGGGCGAAGGCCTTTCACAGCAGGAGGTTGGGCGCCTAGGAAGCCGACATGACGCAGGTAGTACACACCGGGCACGGGGTTGTTGGAGGCGTCGGGGTGGTAGAAGGAAGCGGAGATTTTTTTGTAGCTGCCCTTGGCCACCTGTTCGGCGAACGCGGCATCAACTTGCTGCGGCTCGGCGATCAGACCTTGCGCAGTAGCCGTCAGCGACTTGATCCAGCCAGCGGCCGGGGCGTCATGCTTCGGGTGGCCGATGACCATCGGAGCTTCGTGCAAGGCTGGGTTGTACGCGCTCACCGTGGCGGCCAGATCCGACTCGCTAAAGTCGAAGCTGACGCCACTCATGGCCGTATGCGAACCGGGCTTGAAGATGTGCAGTGGTTTCATGGCTGTGCGCTGCGTGGAGGTGATGCGCACAGCCTGGGCCAATGAATGGCCCAGGACTTTTAATCGAGTTTAAAGAGTGAGTTAGCCGATAGCTCAGTAATTGCCTTTGAGGTAGGGCGTGATTTTAAAATGCTCAAAGATCGGCCCCGAGCGAATCTGATTCATGAGATTCCAATAGCAGGTTTTACCAAACGGGTGCGATATCTCGGTTGGATACTGATACCGATATCTGCCAGTGCCGTCGTTTTCACGAATTATGCTTCGATTAAATTCGGGAGTCAGATAGGTCTGAATACCCCACCAAAGCTCATTCAAAAATTCAGCAATGGTGCTGGCGTGATAGGCGGCAACATCAATGTGGAAGACATCGTAAATCTCCGGTTGCACGAGTATCGCCTGGTGCAATTCGATCTCTGCTCCAGCGTTCGACAGAAGGCGTTGCAGGTCTTTGGCAACGCCCACCGAGCGAAGGAAATTATGCTTGGACAGATTGCCGCCGATTTTCAATAACAAGCTTCGAGATATTTGCAGAATAACCTGCTGATCAATAGACGGCAGCCAAGCGTCTACCTCGATCTCTGTATCGAGCCAGTTCGAAAAATTATCAACGGTCTGTTTCAGGTGTGCCACCGATCCGGACTGTTCAAAGCTCGGGGCGTTGGCAATGGTCCGTAGTGCGTTCAAATAGGAGGTTTTCGGCACGGGGGCATCTTTGTCAGTAGTGGATAAAAAATCCACCAAGGCGATTGAAAAAAACTGCTTGTGGGTAGACGACTCGAACCAAACGTTTTTGTGCTCCCCCTCACCAACGACACTGAACATGGCTCTATTAACCATTGATCTAATCAGCTCCACTACGGCAGTAAGATAAATGACCTCTTGCTCCATTTTGTTCATCTCGCTCACCGCAATCTCCCTTCTATGCGCAGCCCCGCACCAAGAGAGGCCCAATGAGCCTTTATAAAGCGTTTATGACGATTCTTCAGTGACTATGATGATGAACCGGAGCGGCAAGGTTGGCTGGTCGCTTCTAGAGGGGTCACAGGCGAGCGGCTTTTTCCAGGTGATTCAGGGCCAACTCCAGGATCGCTTCCTCCGTTTCAGGCTGCAGCTCGCCCTCGGCATTCATCGGCAAATAAGGGCGGCCAGGAATATCACCCCACAGATGAGGGAATTCCGACTTGTCACCGCCGAACTGCATCATCGCTGCGTAGGGTTTGTTGCTACCGACCAGCGCTGAGCTGTCGGTCGCATGAGTGGTGACCGAAGCGGCCAAACCCGCTGCACTGACCTGCAACTTCTGACCAGGCCAGTTACCGCTTTTTTCGCGGCGTGTGGTGGTGACTTCGGACAGGTCGGCCCAATCGGGACGACCCTCCTCTTCGAAGTTTTCCTCAGTCTGGCTGCCCAGCTCGGCAGCTATACCGCGCATCAGTGGTGCGAGGTCACCCACGGCCCATTCCACCTTTCTCAGGGCAGCCTGCACGCGTTGATGGTCCAGTTCGACGGTGAACATTTGAAACCTCCTAAGCGGCTGCCTGTTTGCGTTTGAGCATGTCGGCAAGCCCTGTACCGGGTGCGTGGTTGAACCCAGGATCGGTACGAAAGGTTATGGCTTTGCCTTCCGCGTCGGTTGTACGGATGCCTGTGATGGGCGCGGTTCTGATCTCGCCCGTGCGCTTGTTGGTGCCCGTCTCCACGATCTCAGTGAACACAAGCCCCTCGCTCGACACGACCTTCAAACCCCGGCGCTTCACTGCGGCTTCGCTCAAAGCGACAACACGGCAGCGGCAGTTAAAGCCGTTGGGAGGAAAGATCGCTGCCCAGATAGGATCATCGTGGCGAAACACTTGACCATTCAGCGCCCGATGACTGGGGCGCGTCTTGCCGTCCAGGATTGCGATGTACATCCAATATGGATGGGTGTCCGTGGTTTCCTCCATGCTGGCTTTGCGGCCCGCCATGTAAGCGCTTTGTAGGTTGGTCTGGTAGATCGTTTGAAGGCGGCGCGGGCTACCTAACTGGACCAGTTCAGCAACACCTTCACTGTCGACAATGACCTGTTGCCCCCACCAGCCTTGTGTTTCCAGGGTGGGCTGTAAAGTGGCGATGAACTGTTTGAGGGTTTGACCCTCCTGCAATGCGGTTTCCAAGGCGCCGCGAATGTCCGATAGCAAATCAACGCGCATGGCCTTGGCCACTGTGAAGGATTGATCGTGCGCCTGGTCGAGCATTTCCTGCCAGTTCCAGGTGAGCGCGTAGCCCTTGAATTTGAGGTAGGCGATGGCTTTGGCGGGTTCAAGGCCGAAGACGGCTTTGAGGTCGGTCGGGCTGAGGCGTTTCTCGGCTGTGGTCATATCAGTCCTGCCGGTCTGCATTGGCGCTCAAGCGGCCCCAGGTCTCGGCAATGAACAACAAGTCTGCGAGTTGTTGCTGCAGCGCCTCGCCGTCCATCTGCGGCAGCGCCTCAGCCAGTAAGCCGAGAGCCTCCGAGTCGCTGCGGGCGCGTTGCAGTATTTCAATCAGGGGGGCCACGGCTTGTTCGGCCTGCTGTTGCAGCGCTTCGGCTGGCAAGCTATCAATGGCCTGATCGAGGGCGATCTGATCCAGTAAAGGCCGCAAAATCGGCTCGGCAAACTCCGGCGATTCGACGGTGGCCACCGCCTCATTGATATCGCCATCCTGCAGGTTATAGGTGCGTTTCCAATAAGCGGTGGTGAACTTTACCCCGGACTCAGTCAGAGCCTTGTCGCGCTGGGCCAGGGTTTTGTCGATCTCCTCTTGTTCCCATAGCTCGTACAGCGGCGCCACCACGTCAGGACCAAAATTGAGGTCGACGACTAGACGAATACAAGCGTTCAACGACGCAGCGACGATGCCAGCATCGCCGTCACGAATATCATTAGTGACTTCCGCCCCGGCCGTTGCGCTGGCCCGGTTACTTTCTTTCTCCGTGGTCTGGTTTTGTCCGAGCATCGCCACGTTGATTTCGCTGCGACAGTATTCCAGCAGCTCGCGATAGACCTCGGCGCTGTCGGCTTTCCCAGCGGCTTCGATGATCTGCACGCTGGAGTCATCAGGGATCGAGGCGACAGCGTCTTGCACCATGGCTTCCAGGCTATCAAGCAACAAATCGGTTTCGCCATCCGTGGCGCCGCGTGGGTGTTTACCGATGACCCATGGGGTGCCGTACTTTTCGGTGAACTGCACCCAGAACTTCAGACCGCCTTTCATAAAAGTTGCCGGCCAGAAGCACATGCTTAGATCTGGAAAGCCGTACGGGTTTATGTAGGTCGCGTCTTGTCGGGCCACGATAAAGCGCTGCGGGTCACACAACTCACCGTCCTGGCCCGCTTCCTTGGAGCGAAAGCGCAGTGCGTTGTCCTTGTCATAGAAGAACCATTCGGCCGGTTTGCCGAGCAGGTCTTCCGGCACCAGGTGCATGCCCACCGAGTGCCACATTAATTCCACAGGCTGGTATCCGAACAAAGGCGCATCGAGCAGTTCGCGAATAATGCGATCCAGGTCGAGGTCAGTCAGCCAGTCTCGGATGAAACGCTCGACCTTGATCGGTGCATCGCCACGCTTGATACCTCGCTCCAGGGATAACACCGCAGACTTGCGACGGCGCACGTTGCCACCGACTAACGCCGAACTGCGCAGGTCGCGGTAGACAGTAATGTCCTTGCCTTGGGCTTTGAGAATCGGGTCCGGGTTCGGCAGGTTGGCGCCACTGAAACCGCCCGCACTGGAGCGACCACGCGTGGCAATATGTTGGTTGAGCGAGGAACTGTGCTTGGCATCAGCGAAGCTGACGAACTCGGTGGGGCTAACCCACAAACCTTTCTTGTTCATGCGTACCCCTGGGTAATGCGTTTGCCCTGGCGGGGGCGGCGTGATTTGACGGAGACCGGACCGGTGGCGACTTCAAGCACGGCAAAGTTGGCCAATGCACCGGCCCCTGCGAAGTCACCGTGCCGATACAGATCTGGGTCTTTCAGGTCTTGTGTGCGGGCTTTCATGATCATGGGGATGCCATCCACCAGTTCGATGGCGCGCACGTCCTGGTGGAGTGAGTCATCGCGTGGCAATGTGATAGTGGCATCTTCAAACAACTGCACGAACTTTGGCATCCAGGCGCCGTACCAGGAGCGGCTGATCTTCACTTGCTGAATGCGGTTGCGACCGAACTCATCGGCCGTCTCCTCCGCAAGTGTTTCGCCGCTGCCGGTAGCATCCAGCGCGGCGCCAACAAAACGTGGCAGACCTCGCAGGATGTAAAAGAGGATCTGTTTTTGTTGGCGGGTCGGTACCTTGTGCATCTCCACCACAAAGGGCACATCGCGGTGGCGGACCTGGTCAACCGACATAGGGCAGATGATTGAAAAATCTCTGTGCCGGGCGTAGTCCATGCCCAAGAAGTGTCGCAAGTCAGGTGCCACAGCTTGCTGCATCAAGGGGGTTAGATGGCGTCCAATCCAGTCGTCGACATAGGCTTCGCGGCGATAAACTGGCTGTAGCGTGAAGTCATCGTCCAACGCCAGGCGCAGTACAGTCCGGTCTGGCCGCATGGCCTCATCAATCCATACACCGGGAATGCACACGCCATTGCCGTCGCGGGGAATGGCATCCAGTTCTTCGCGCATCTGCGCCTTGCGTGGGCCGTAGGCGTTGCGGATTTTCTTGTACCAGGCTTCTTTTTCTTCCGCCGTGGCCTCCTTGCCAGCCATGAAACACACCCGCTCAAACAAACCGTTGGCCACGGCATCGTCAAAGGTGGCCCGGTAGACTTCGGCACTGTCGCCATAACGCTTGTCCCGGATGTCGTTGACCATCTGGTTGAAGGGATTGCCCTTGCCGTTATGAGTACTGATGATGACAATCCGGCCGCCCCAAATCAGCAGCGCCGTGGCGGCATCAAGCACGGCCGACACGTCACGGTGAAAGGCGGCTTCATCGATGATGACCTTGCCCTGCAAGCCACGCACGCCGGCCGGGTTACTGGACAACGCAACGATCTTGAAGCCCGAGGCGTAGCGGATGCGGTAAGCGTTGATTTGCCGGGTGTTGCCCGTTTCGTCCTGGTCGTCGAACAGAAACTCCTCGATCTCGCTGACGCCGGATGCCTGCGCCTCAGCCATGACCCGGCTGAACTTGGCGCAGTAACCAATGAACTCCAGGCCTTTTTCCTTGGTGTCACCGATGTAAAAGCAGTCCATACCGCCCGCAGATTTTTGCGAAGCGGCGGTGATGACCGATTCCAATGCCTCAGCGAAGGTAATGCCGGTGCGGCGACCTTTTTCGCAGAGCTTGATTTGCGCGTCGATGCCCAGCCATTCCGACTGGTGGGCCATCAAGATGCCCGCATCCAACGGGTTGTACCCCGCTGGGATTTCCCGGACGCTCGGTGGAAGCTCATCCCACTCGATAACACGCAGCGTGCTGGCTGAGGGTTTCATTGCCTCACGCCCAAGAATTTCTGGCGCCAGAACATGGCCTGGTCTTCGGTCATGCCTTTCGCTTTCACGGAGCTATCCAGTTCGGCGGCTTGCTCCTGGAGCAGACGTTCACGGGCGGCTTTCTCAATCACCTGGCGTTCTTTCACACTCATGGTTCGAGCTTCCATGGTGGCCTTGGCGGCGCGGGCCAGCGCCGCCACTTCGGCGATGGTGACTTCAGCCTTTTCGTGAGCGCCCATAGCGGCCTGGTAGGTCAGGGTCGAAATGGCCTCCACCAACAGCACGCCAGTTTTGTCCGAGGCGTCCTCGCCGAAGGCGCCGACAAAGGCTTCGGCCATTTCGCGTTGCTGACGCACCTTGTCCGTGAGTTCTTCAAAGCCCAGTTTGAAACGCCCCAGTGCGCTGCGACTGGGGGCCTTTTCGTTGGGAAAGCGTGTTTGGATATCGGCCAGCATGTGATCAAGGGTCATGCGATCTTCACGCAAGAGCTTCTGGATGTAGGCCTTAACCATGGGCGGCAGGCGGCTGATGGAGGACTTGCCCGCCATGGTTATGCCCCCGGCCGCTTGATGCCGTGTACGCGAGCACGCCCGGCGGCAATGTCCTGACCACGCTCGGACAGCGTGGCGACCATTACCGGCCCGACATCCTCAAGGGTCAGCGCTCCTTGTTCGGCTAACCAATGCAGCTCGGTTTTCACCTGGTCACGGCTGAGGGTATGCCCATAGCTATCAAGGGCCATCGTCAACACCGAGCTGTTGGCCCGATAGGCTGTCATCTCGACCAGCAAGCGAAGAATTACCAGGCGAATATCGTGACGTATAAAGTCGGCGTATTGAGTCATGTCTTTTCTCGTAGCAAGTAATCATTAATCCGATCCAGCGAACGGGCTAAAGGGCCAAGCGCATCCTTGACCCCCGACAGTTCGGCACGGACGGCTTTCATGTCACCCAACAAATCGGTCACGGCCGTCTGGTCTGGAAGGTGTCGAACGTGTTCTTCCAATGCCACGATGCGGGTGCGCAGCTCCAGCAGTTCCCGAGTACTGGCGGTCTGGCGTTTGGTTAACCAGGTGTAGATAGCAAGCACCGTGATGATCAACCACTGCACGGATTGGAAGCCAAAGTTGAGTTCGTTGAAGTTCATTCAAAACCCCGTGTGGCCAAGTATTTCAAGGCGTCTATGCAGTCGAAACAGTGTTCGGTACCAGGCATTGCCTGCCGACGATCTTCGGGAATGGCGTCACCGCATTCCTCGCAGCGGTAGGCCGAGCGTCCCGAGTGCCGCTGCAACTCGCTGTTACGAACGCTGAGGACAGCCTCATCGATGTCATCCTCTGTAGCGTGTTCAGCTACATCCATAGGGCGTCAGTCCTTTTTTCGTAAATCAAGCAGAGCATTGAGTTGGGCCAGGTTGGTCCGTGCCCACATGCCGTAGTCCTGGGCGTGGGCAAGAATGTCGGCCGCAGTGACGCCGCTTTCCAGTAACTCGGCGTCAGTGCCGGTGGCGGGCCAGGCCGCTTTTTCAGCAGTGGTGGTAGCGGTGCCTGGTCTTGGGGTAGGCACACCGAGGGCGGTGTTGTAGTCGCGCAGCCAGCCAGCAGTGAACACGCAGCGAGGAATAGGCTTAACAACAGCACCAGGCGCTGAAAAGTATTGGGTGGTGACATGGGCAATGCGCTCCTGGAGCTGGCGTTTTTGTTCCGCGAAATGATCGAACGAGGCAAATAGCAGCGACTCGGCTTCAGTGGCGCGGGCTATTTGCTGCAGCAGCTGCACACGGTTGGCGGACTCGGCGGCAAGTGCCAGTTCAGCGTGGGTAGTTTTGAGGGTTTCCAGCTCAGATTTGCCCAGTGCCTGGGCATATCGGAAGCCAAAGCCGTAGGCGATGGAGCCCGCCGCTGACGCGCTGACGATGCAGGCGAATACGATGGTCGTCAGCCCAGATGGCAATCGATCAAGCACGCCCATATTGGTGCCTCATACGGTTGCGGGATTTACGCGCACGACGTTTTGCGGCGGTGATGCCCGTTTTGCCGTGACGGGTTGGATAGATAACGTTGGGCTTGATCCACATGCCCGCCGCTGTATTGGAGGTGCACCAACGCTTAGCGCCAAACAAACTCGACATCAACGCCATGAAAGTTCGATTCAACAGGTTCCATCTCATGATTGAACCTCCTGATCCGGCCCTTGTTTGATCAGGCGGGCAACGAATAGCAGCAAGCCCAATGCGCTGTTCAGCACGCCGTAAGTCCTCGGTGTTAACTGCGCCTGCCATATCGGTAACAACTCAAGTTGAGCGAAACCAAACACGGCAATCAGCACACCGAGTTGAACGCTGTAGAGCCTGTAGCAGCAGCGCCAATCGCAAATCAGCTTCATGCTGACGCCTCACCTTTGCCATGCACGACGCCGCTTTCGATACCAGCCAACAGCAAACCTTCAGCAATGATTGGGTGGCCGTACCATTGGCCACCTGGGAGAGGACCGAAGCCGTTTTCGTGGCGGATGACAGCCGGGACCAGAATGCGCATGACTTCAAAGTCATAGACGTCGACGCCTGCAAAATCAGGATCGAGTCCCAAGGCACGGGCGACATTCAGCGCATAGGCATTGGTGTTGTTTTCGGAAGGAGGAGCCCACCGCTGGATGATCTCGCGGACGCTGTCGATGCGACTGCCATCAGCGGCCAGGCGCTTGTCTTGGTAAGTGATCAGGACCCGAGCAATGGCCCGGATACCCCAGCGCGGCGCCGTGAACTGGACGAACTCGCTATCGCCCTGGGCGACAGCCATGCCTTGCCAGCGCACACCTTGGGCGTGACGGATGTTGCCGGGATTGAAATTGCGGATACCGCGAGGGGGTTCGGGTCGCATAAGACGCCTCCTGTAATGGCGCCGCCAGTTTCGGGCGCCAGAAATACACACGCCGCCATGATGGGCGGCGTGGTACAGGGGGGCTTTTAATCGAGTTTAAGGAGATGGTACTTACAAAAACTTCTCTCTGTGCTCAGTTAATAGCTCCAGTTAAGCGGTAGAGTCCCCGGCCACCAGCGACCGCATCCGAGTGCGTGCTTCCTTGCATACGATTCACCGCATACAAAGACAGCAGTTCAGCGCAATCCTGTTTGGTTTTGGCACCAAGAAGCACAGCATTGGCTCCTTCGATTACATCCGTAGCATCAGCATAGTGACCTTCAGCGCGAATTTTTTTTGTGATGAACCATGCGATGTTGGCGAGCTTCTCCTCATTCTCGACATTACATACGGTTAGGCCTCGTGTGAGTGCAGCCTGTGTGCGCTCCACCTCTGGAGAGTTATTTTCAACCGTCTTATCTAGGCTCAATGTAGTGAGTTTTTCTGCAATAGTCTGCGCACTTGCTGTCATGCAGCAGAGTGAAGCCAGAATAAAAAATATAACTTTCAAAGCTAATTCCCCTATTTAATAGTCTGAAGAGGTTAAGCAGGCATTCTTGCTCGCCTGCGTGTTTTCAACTAGAACAGAATCCCACCACCAAAAAAATCAGGCGAACGACCTTGCAGCGTTCCGCCGATTTCGCATCACAAACTCTCGAAGCAAACTGAATTTATTTAAATTTTCGAACTACCCAGCTTTCCAGCGTCTGGAGAATTTCGTCCCCACGTTCGAACCAGTACTTACGTATCAAGAACCACGAAAGTGAAAGCAACGCTACGATTCCCATAGCAATTACCCCCAATATAACGAAGAACTTAAAATCGACATAAATAAGGTTTGACTTTGAGTAGGCAAGGAGTCCTCCCCACATGAGAAGCACAGAAAAGATGTATCCCTGCCACATACTGCGTTCGTCTTCCGTCCACATTTCATGCAAACAATGGTTGCAAATAGTCTTGCTCTTGGCCACGAGTCTGGTTTCACATCTGCCGCAGGGCCTTATTGAAAGTTCGGCAAGCTGATCAGCCGTCAGTTTGAGGGTCGTCTGCTCGTAGTAGTCGCGGCCTGCGACTCGGTTATTGTGTCCGTCTATCTGCATTTCCGCACCTTACTCCTTTGTCTTGAAGTCTCGCCCTGCTACGCGGTGACCGGAACCAGATATTGATTGTGTGCTCGTTGTTTTACGAGACGCTCCAACGTCATCGGGGATATTGCCGACCAGCATTTTCGCGAGCATTTTTTTTCTCTCGGACATCGTGAGTGCACGGTAGCCATCGAGCAGCATGTCTTCATCAGGTGCCAGTCTCGTTGACGAAACCGTGGAGCGTTCGCCTGAAAGAACGTAAAGCGCATCTATGCCAACGGTCATGAGTTTGGCTACCAGATCAGCAGGACATTTTTGCCTGCCCACCACGACGTCTTTGAGTCGCTGAGAGCTCGGTTCGTTAGCTGCACGTGAGGCTGCGGCCAAAGTGAGGCCGCAACGGGCAATTTCTTCACGAAGCCGAACGTGTATTAATTCCACCAAATCAGTTGACACGGTGTATATATCCCACCAAAATAATTCGCACAAACATCAATCATCTTTGCATCACAGGAGCCACCACCATGGCCACCCATGCCAAAGCCCTAAGCGCCGACCAGGTGAAAGAAAACTTTCGTCGCGCCGGCAAAACGATCACTCAATGGGCTATCGAAAACGACTACACCCGCAACGAGGTGTACCGCGTCCTCAATGGCCAGGCCAAAGCCCATTACGGCAAAGCCCATGATATTGCGGTGAAGCTTGGTCTTAAGCCTTCCGTTGCGATGGCAGCATGATGAAAACCATACAGTTATGTACCGACTGCTTTGGCTTCAATCATGCGGTTCCAGCGATTGGCGAACGTCTCGCGCCTGGGCTAACTGATCGCACAACCATACAACTGTCTTCACGGCCTCAAGCTCAAACGGCTGTCCAGGCCAGCGAGCAGTTCGCAGAGACTGATCAATTTGACCAGGGGCAACGGCTCCTCCTACTTCAAGAGCCGCGGCAAGACGCAACCAACCCTGCGCCAGGGCATTCACTTGCGCTTCAAGCCTATCAATACGGTCGGTCATAGCCATGTTCCTGTTAGCGAATGTACCCGAAAACATTGCGCCCGGAGTAATCCTTTTGCCTAGGTGCAAATGCGTTGTTTGTTTGGAAGACGTCCCAGTGAGGGTCTTCCAATGAACCGTCGTCGTTGGAAAAGCGCTCAACCCACCTCGCTACGCCACGCCCTAGAGCTGTGTAAGGACTTCGCCAAAGAGTCTTACAACAAAGGGGTGGAGCGAATAGCTGACGAAATGGGCGTGACCGATCACTGGTCTGTTTACAAATGGCTACAGACCGGACGCATGCCAGCCAATTTGATACTCCCTTATGAGCGTGCATGTGGCTGTGATTACGTTACACGCTGGATCGCCGCCAGCTCAGGACGGCTGATTATTACCATGCCTACCGGTCGGAATTGCACAGCCCAAGACACTCAGGCTCTGCAAGAACTGCTGACTACTGCGACCGGAAAACTGTTGGCCTTCTACGCCAAGAACAGCGAAGCCGAGGAAACTTTGGCCGCGATACAAGCGGCGATGGAGGCGCTTGCCTGGCATAGGGGCAATGTCAGCCAAAGCCAGCACCCGCAACTTGAATTAGAGGGTCAGTCATGAGCCGTACAGTCTCAGCCGCCGCACGTGTACTGCGTGTGTTTAAAGCCTTGAAGGGCCACACGGTTACCGGTCTCAGCAACACCGAACTTGCCCAGCTGGCCCAGGACAGCCCGAGCAATATCACTCGCGCCATGCAGACCCTGATCGAGGAAGGCTTGGCGGTGAAGCTGGACAACGGTCGTTTTGCTCACTCGGTTGGCGTGTTGCAAATCGCCCAAGCTCATGCCGAACACATGGCCCGATTGACCGGCCGGATGCAGGAAATCAATCAACGTATCGCCGCTGGCTCGATTAACTAAGGGGAACCCCATGGCACGCACCAAGAACCAACCCGCAGAAGCCGTAGAACTGCCTGTTTTGAATGGTGAAATGTTGACAGCTAATCAGAACCTAATGGCAACGATGCTGGCCTCACATAGCGAAGAGCGAGATTTAGTAAATCAACTTCTTGGGCAAGCTCAAATGGCTGGGGCTTTTGAGGATTTTTCCCGAACCGTTCGGACTTCTAAGTTGGCTTTCGTTAAGGAAAACAAGCTTTACCGGGCACTGAAGGGGCGTAGAACTCCGAACGGTTCGGAGTTTTTGAGCGGAACTTGGGAAGAGTTTTGCAGCCTGCTCGGACGCTCTGCCGACAAAGTCGATCTTGATATTGCCAATCTCCGCACCTTCGGTGAAGAAGCGCTCGAATCTATGTCCAGCATGGGTATTGGCTATCGCGAGCTGCGCCAATATCGCCGTCTTCCAGAAGACCAGCAAGCCGCTCTGATCGAAGTCGCCAAAGCCGGTGACAAGGATGCCTTTCTTGATCTGGCCGAAGAGATCATCGCCAAACACGCCAAAGAAAAGGGGGAACTGACCCAGCGCCTCGACGACACCAACGCCGACTACGAGGCGCAGAGCGAGGTCATGGCGAATAAAACCGCCGAGCTGGACAAGACCAAACAGGAGCTGGAGAAAACCCGCAAGCGCATTCAATCGATGCCTATCAATGAAGCTGCCAAAGAGTTGCGTCAGGAAGTGGCAGCGGTCGCCTACGAGGCCGAAGCCAACATCCTTGGTTCGCTACGGGCGGGGTTCACCAAGCTCGAGGAGCATGCCGCAGAAAGCGGGGAAGACCACCGCAGCTTCAAGGCCAGTCTGATCCGCCAGCTTGAACTCACCCTCGCCTCGGTGCGTAGCGAGTTCCATTTGCCAGAGCATCTGGACGGTGCTCCCGCGTGGCTGACCGCGACCGAGGCTTAAACCATGAACCCGGTACAGCTCCAGCAACTGACCCAGATCGCCCAACGGGCAGCCAATGCTCCGCACGGTCAACGTACTGCCGTGTATCAGGCGGGCGCGGCAGAGCTGGGTGTTTCTATCCAAACACTGCAGCGCAAGCTCAAGGAGCTTAGCGTGGCCAAGCCGCGCAAACGTCGCAGCGATGCGGGCAACAGCGCCTTACCCCTGGATGAAGCTCGACTGATATCGGCTGTGCTGCTGGAGTCAATCCGGGCCAATAACAAACAACTATCCACCATCGAACGAGCTGTCGAGCGCCTACGCAGTAACAACCTGATTATGGCTGGCCGGGTAGATGAAGGGACGGGCTTGTTCCGTCCATTGACAAGCGGCTCGATCAGCCGAGCCCTGCAGAGTTACAAACTGCACCCGGAACAGCTGCTGCATGATGCCCCAGCTGTGTCACTGGCCAGTAAACACCCCAATCATGTTTGGCAGGTGGACGCTTCGATCTCGACGCAGTTCTACCTCGCCGATGATGGGGCACGGGATATGAACAAAGCCGAGTTCTATGACGGCAAGCCCGCCAACCTAAAGAAGATCGAGCGCCAGCGCTTGTGGCGTTATGTGGTCACCGATCACACCAGCGGGACGTTGTACCTGGAGTACGTGCTGGGCGCGGAGTCCGCAGAAAACCTGTGCAATGTGCTGATCAACGCGATGCAGAAGCGCCACGAATCTGACCCGTTTCACGGCGTGCCCTGGATGCTAATGACCGACCCCGGTGCGGCCATGACCAGCGGCATTTTTCGCAATTTGTGCCGCGCCATGTCCATCGATCTGATTATCAACCAGGTCGGCAATGCACGGGCCAAGGGCCAGGTCGAACAAGCACACAACATCGTCGAGCGCGAGTTTGAGAGTGCCTTGAAATTCCAGGCGGCCAACAGTCTGGAGCAGATCAACACGTGGGCTGGCCAGTGGATGCGTTACTTCAATGCGACCTCCATTCATACCCGCACTCTGCGTACCCGTTTCGGCGTGTGGCAACTGATCAAGCAGGAACAGTTGCGCTTGGCGCCGAGTATTGAGGTCTGTCGCGAGTTGGCGGTCAGCACACCGGAATATCGCAAGGTCAGCAACCTGCTACGGGTTTCGTTCCGAGGATCGCAGTTCGATGTCAGCTCGGTACCCGATGTGATGGTCGGCGAGAAACTGCTGATCACTCGCAACTGCTGGCGCGACCAGGACGCCGCCATCGCGGTACTGGTGGGCGAAGACGGTCGTGAGCACTACCACGTTATCGAGCGGATCAAGATGAATGAGTTTGGCTTTGCCGAAACCTCGGCAACGATTGGCGAACAGTACAAGCGCCATGCCGAAACACCTGCTCAGGTTTCGCGCAAGATCCTGGAACAACTCGCCACCGGTACCTCCAGTGAGTCTGATTCCAAAGTTGCCCGCAAGGCTAAAACGGTGCCATTCGGTGGACTGATTGATCCGCACAAACATGTCAACGACACCGTGCTACCGGCTTACCTGCCGCGACGGGGTACCTCACTGAACGTCAATGCAACGACCATGGAGCATGCGCTGCTGAGCCACGTCGAGTCCGCGAAATTGCTGCGTCCACGGATGGCCAATCTTTGGTCAGCGGAGACGTTCAGCTGGCTGCAGCAGCAATACCCAGAAGGAGTTCCGCAAGAGCAGCTCGAAGCCATCGAGGCCGAGCTGAAACGACCTATCGAGGTCATGCGCAAACCGCTCAGCCTGGTACGGGCTGCAGCAGGAGGTGAGTGATGTTGAAACTGAAGCAAGTACTACAAGGCGTTGGCCGACCGCAATCGGCACTAGCCGAGTCGCTGAAGCTGAGCGAGGCCGCCATTGCCCAGTTGCTGAACCACGGTCAATGGCCACGCAGTTTGGACAGCGCCGATCTGCAGGGGCGCATTCGTGTGTTCCTGACCGAATCCGGCGCCAACGATGCCGATATCGCCAACGCCTTTGAAGAAGTGGACCTGTCGTGCGCCAACACGACAGGTCCGGCCCTTAAAAAAGAGCCGTCCGGGGAGGACGAACCTATGTTACTGCCAAAACAAACGCTGTTGCCATCTACCCGCAAGGCCTTCGGCATGTTCCGCGATGCCTTTGATGAGCTGCAATCTGCTCAGGATATGTGGGTCAGCCCCGATATCCGCTACATCCGCGAGGTGATGTATCAGACCGCGCGCCATGGTGGATTCCTGGCTGTTGAAGGTGAGTCCGGTGCCGGTAAAAGCACATTGCGCCGAGACCTGGTGAACCGCATTGCGGAGAACAATGACCCGGTGATCATCATCGAGCCCTATGTGTTGGCGTCCGAAGACAACGATGTAAAGGGTAAATCGCTCAAAAGCACACACATCGCTGAGTCGATGATGGCCGCTGTTGCCCCCCTGGCAAAGCCCAAGAGCAGCCCTGAGGCGCGCTTCGCCCAACTGCACAAGGCACTGAAAGAATCCCACGCCGCCGGCTATCGCCATTGTCTGGTGATTGAGGAGGCGCACAGCTTGCCGATCCCGACACTCAAACACCTCAAGCGCATCCTGGAGCTGGAGGTCGGCTTCACCAAACTGGTCAGCATCATCATGATCGGTCAGCCCGAGTTGGGCGTGAAGCTCAGTGAACGCAATGCTGACGTGCGTGAAGTCGTGCAGCGTTGCGAGCGGGTCACGCTGGCGTCCATCGACGGCAAGCTTCTGGAAGATTTCCTGACGTTCCGTTTCGGCCGGGTAGGTAAACCACTGGCCGAGGTAATTGATGCGAGCGGTATACAGGCCATTGCTGCGCGGCTTTCCCAGCCCAGCCGCCGAGGTGGTCGCGACGAAACCGTCTCGCTGTTGTATCCGCTGGCCATCGGTAACTTGATGATCGCGGCAATGAACTTGGCGACCCAACTGGGTGTGCCGGTAGTCACCGCTGACGTAGTAAAGGGGGTGTGACATGCCGCATCTTTCCCTAGTGCCGTCGCTACCAAAACCACCGATGAGCCTCCTGTCACCAGAGTTTCAGGCATCGCTGTCAACGTTCAACGACCTGACCCGCGACATTCGCGCTGCCGGGATTCCTATCCGGTCGCTGCGTTTCCTCGAAAAACGCATCGTTGTCTCGAACGACGACGTGGACTTGATCGCTCGTCGGTTCGCTCACGAGATCCGCAGCCAGAGCAGCAAGACGCGAAAGTACATGACCCGCCACTCAGTGCAGATTCGCGGCATCTACGTTACGTGGTTTTCCCTAGTGAAGGAGCAACAGCAATGAGCGCCGCTCTAATCACCGCAATCGAGGCCATGCGTGACGCCGTCGAGCATGAAAGCCCCACCATGTTTTGGGGGGAGGCCATGAGGCACGTGGCTGTACTGCTGGAGCATGTTCAGCACTCCTCCAGTGCTACGGAATCGCTCCAGGCTGTTCGGATTGCTACTGCTGAAGATCCTTTGTCAGAGGCGGTTCAGTCTCGTCTGCACACCCAGACTAGTGCGCATGTGATTTGCCTGGCCAATCTGCTAGTGGCCTATGAAGCCATGTTGCTGGTGAAGCCGTTCCTGTGGCTGGAGATCGGCTGCAACCGAGTCACTGGCTGGATGGCCACGATCTACGACAAGGCTGGTGGTACTGAACGCGTCGTGGTGCAGAGCGCAGGCCTGCGAGCGGATGACACTTGCCAATTTGCTGCGCAACAGCTGCGGGCTCTTATAAAGGAAGAACACCATGTCTGATACCGCCATCCCTGCAGGTTTCGTCCGCAATGCTTTGGGCCATTTAGTCCCGGAAGGTCAGGTCCGTGAACAGGACAAACTGCGTGACCAGGTCGCCCGTGAACTGGCGGCTGAAGCCATCCCGTTGCACGCAGCACTGAAGCGTTTCAAAGCCAAAGCCCTGGGCGATATCGCCGACTTGGTCAGTATCTCGGGTGAGCGCTACGGGGTCCAGATGGGAGGTAAGAAAGGCAATGTCTCTGTCGCCACCTATGACGGACAGTACAAAATCGAGCGTGCGTATGCCGATCGCATCACCTTCACCGAGGAAGTACTCGCGGCCAAGGAGCTGGTCGACCAGTGCATCCGCACCTGGAGCGAAGGAGCCAACAGCCACCTGCAGGTGCTAGTCGACCGAGCCTTCCGCGCCGACAAAAAGGGCCAGCTTAAAACCGCCGACCTGCTCGATTTGCTGCGCACCGAGATCAACGATCCGGGCTGGAAGATGGCCATGCAAGCGCTGAAAGATTCGATTCTAGTGGTTGGCACGGCGGTATACATCCGCGTGTATCAGCGCGTTGGCGAGACTGACACGTACACTCCCATCTGCCTCAGCATCGCGGGGGTGTGACATGTGCAATTGCGCAAATAATGTCGAATCAGCAGCCAAAGAAAAGATCAGTAACCAGCTTCCCGACGGCTGGCAAGACCTTTCTGTGGAGTTGCAGGGTTATGCATTTCTACTCGGCGCCCAGGTCAGCATGAAGAACAAGCTGAACCTTCACATCGAGTACGACGCCCCGAAAAAGAAAGGTGGTTTCTCCCGCAAGAAGCAGGACATGGCGATGCTCGGCAGCTACTGCATGTTCTGTGGCGAAAAATACGTTGAAGAAGATGAGGCTGCTACCAAATCAGCCCAACCCAAGGGCGAGCCGGTGGCCTGGCGCGGCCTGAATTCAAATGGCGAAGTGGTTACCGAGTGGATTGACGGCGCTCCGCCCAAGAGCTTTATCGACCTTTGCGGCAACCCTTCTGGTTACGACATCATCCAGCTTGCCTGGTCCGAGCAGACCGCGCCGATGGTACTGGGAGGTGCCCGGTGAAAAAAGCGCCTTCCAATCCAAACCGCCTGCCTCTGATCAAGCTGATTCATGTTGCCCGGCGCGAGCTGCGGATGGATGACGATACCTACCGCCTGATGTTGGCCGGCATGAAGGGATTGGACGGCGCGACTTCCACCGCTGATTTGAGTGTTCCAAACCTGGTACGGGTTTTGGAACAGCTCAAGCAGCGTGGCTTCACGATTCGTCCAAAGGCAGCGCAGCAGCGTCCGATGGCGGCTGACGGACAATCGAGAAAGATCCGGTCAATGTGGCTGACGCTTCACGGCTTGGGCGCGGTGCGTGATCCATCCGAGGAGGCACTGGTGAAGTTTGTGTCGAACATGACCGGTATCGCCGCCCTGCAGTGGCTCAATGTTGCACAGGCAAGTCGGGTGATCGAGAACCTGAAGCAGTGGCAGCAACGTATGGAGTTGGCTCCGATAGCCACAAAGGAGGGGGTATGACTGAGTTCAGAAGCAAAGCCCCCGAGTTGCTGACGGACCTTACTGAGCATATCGCAGTGGCGCTCGTTGAGCTGGTGTCGATGGAGGAAGGCGCCGCTCGCCATGTTGCACAGGAAGTCTCTGATCGCATGGCTGCGCACTGGGGCGGCCAAAACCTCTATTTTCCGATGGGGCTGTCAGTAAAGTTGAGTCGCCGAGATCGTCAGATTTATGACGACTTCAATGGTACGAACCACAGCGAACTGGCGCGTAAGTATGCTGTGTCGCTTCAGTGGATTTACAAGATCGTTAAGGCAGTCCGAAAGGATGAAATCGCTCGCCGTCAGGTTGATATGTTTGCCCCACTCGCAGGCGATTGAGTGGGGCGCCAATCATTGCGCTGGCTGCAACTGAATTCCCAATCCATCCCAACCTGTGCCAGCCTATCCCGGTATGGCCCAGGTTTATCTCATACACCCCCTGGTATTTATCTCAGTCCTAAACATTCTCGCCGCGCTACGCCTGTCCCACCCTCGCCTGCCCCCTCCGTTGAGGGATTACCTTGGGGCGCCATGAACTTATAACACTCGGTCAGGGCGTCTTCGTTACCAGAGGCTCTAGACCAAAACTCTTGAGGTTCATGGCTGATCAACACCGGGCTCCTGTCGCGCTTTCGCTAGGTCTGGAAATAGCAATTTTCGTAGGCCGTGGTACAGAGGCTTTGGGATGTCACCAAGAGCTAGTCCGAAATGCCAAGTTCGAATGCTGCAAATCCATATCGGTAGCAAACCGAACTGCCTGCTAATGCGATTGACGTACCTAGCCTTCGGACGCTGTTTCCGGAATCACCATTGGCCGAGTTTCCAGCCTTTTGAGTGCCTCGTTGACACCGTGCATACTCGACCATGCCTTTAAGATGCTATCCGCGTTGATGTATTCCTGCCCGCTCTCGATCTCCATCCGACATGCCTCCCTTAAAATCTCCACGACTGCTCGGCGCGACCGGTACTCCACCTGGACACCATTTTCAGTGGTTGTCGTACGCGCGCAGTCATATAGGTTTTTAAGGAGCTTTGCGTTCACGATCGACTTCTGACGCAGAGGCATGTAACACAGATAGCCGTTCACGAATGACTCCCCTTCGAAATCGTTTTCCCATGCGGTTAACGTTGCAGTCCGAAGGCTGAACCGAGTCATTAGTGTTGCATCACCTTTGAATACGTCGACAAAACCATCCGGGGTTCCGCTCAAGATCACGCTCATCTGCCAATCAGGCCCAGCAAGTCCCTTGATCGTGCCATGCTCGCGATTGACCCGCTTCAGCGTTAGGGTCTGGTTAAGCAGCGGGATTTCATCAATGAACACAGCACGAACATTATTTTCCTTGATCAACTGCTGAGCCAGGGCAACATCACGGTATGACAGCGTAAGCGGCCGCTTGTAAAATCTCTTACCCACTTCCGCTAGAAACAGCTTCATGATGTTCGGGTTTGCAATGTTCTGTACAAGATCGATATAGATCACCTTGCCGGGCCATTTTGTGTCTGGCTTGAAGCTTTGCGTTTGCCAGCGCTGACCTAGTAACGATTTGCCTAGGCCTGGATGCGCGATCAAGGACATCCCGGGGTTAGAGGTGCACCTAGGTAACGCTACTAGACGCTGTGCACTCTCCTCAGCTGACATTGCCCTGGGGTGCATGAGGAAGAGCTCCCGCATGCAAGCGAGGGCCCGCTCTTCGCGTGGCAGTTCTAATATCTCTTGGGTCTTCTCACTGAGATGGCTCATAGGTCATCGTCTCCCATCATCGGTGGCGCTGGGCCACATTGTTGCGATGTAGAACATCCATTCGATGTTCCGGCGGATTTTCCAGCCTTTGCATTCATCGCGGTAGCCGGCGATGTAGACTCGATAGATCCTGTCATCAACCCTGGTGATAATGAATTCAACACCCGCTCTTGAAGTGCACGAGACTCTTCAAGCCTTCTTTTCTGCCCATCTGTAATAAGGGTGCTCATCAGCTTCCGCTGCTCATTGACATACACTAACCCTAAGATTGTTAGGTGGCCTTTCCTTTGGCCACTCTTCCTCCTAATATCCCACTCCCACATTGTTCTGGGAATATTATCAGCATCCTTATTGATCAATATTACCTCCTCCCATTTACCCTTATAATCCACCCAGGCGTGATGTATATTATTGTGGTCGACTTTAATTCTGACTGAAGTTCCTACCTGGTTTTTATAGGGGCCCGGATCGTAAAGTAGTTCAATCGTTAAGATCCCCTCACCCCTCACTTCAACTTTCCGCTCATGAAGAATATCTATCCAGAAATGCTTAGGGTCAGGCAATGTTCTCGGGACTTTTATAATGCCTTCATGTATCCCGAAGCTTTTCAACCAGCGTTGATTCGGGGTAAGATGATCAACCCCAGGAAGTTCATGCCAGATGCAAATTTGAGTAATGATTAGTATGAATAGATCAGTAATTTCATACTTGGCCATCGACTGAGGGTCTTCGCCACGTGCGATCTTTCGATTTGATGCGATAGCCCCTTTTAATCTTTGCATGAATAGCGGATTTATCTTTCCAAACCCACGCTCAACTTTACCGCCACTTTGAGGGCGCATTCTCCTCTGTGGAATTATACCGTGCTTGTCAAGGCCAGCCAGAACGGTTTTTGCGTTAAGGTCGCCACCTCCATCAACTCGGTAGTTTTCTCCCGCTCCATACTGCATCCAAACATATTTTCCTGACAGCCCAAATTCTTCCATCAATGCGTCTTTGGGCTGTACTGCCATCAGCATGGCGTCAGCCAGCGTGTTTCGCGAAGGAAACCGAAACGTGAGAGCGAAACCCAGGAATGAACTAGTGTTGTCATCCACAATTATCGTTAAATTTGGTCGCCCTAGCCACTTTCCGGTTTTAGGATCTACCGCATGGCAATCGAGTGGACTATTGTCAGCATGAATCAACTGCAGGGCATGGGTAGTGATAGTTCCGTGTCCGAACGTATCAAACTTATCACGAGCAGCCTTTGGGCCTTTATCGCTCGCTAGAGCTTCGCGATCAGAAATATTTTGTTTGTACCGACGCCTGATAGTCGAGTCAGACGGGGTTGTCTCACCATCGACGAGGCACCGCGCCTGAGTGCCATTTATCATGGCCTGTACGGTACCACCTGGCCCTAAAGGGTCTTCCTGGCCAGCCGTGACCATGATGTCTTCAACATGTTGGCTAAACCGGGTTTCGCCTTTGCGCCGCCCCGGTGTGCCAGGTACTAGGCTTTCCCAGTTGGGCCATTTACGATATCTAGCCAACAGCTCATTCAGAACTGTTAACTTGATTCCCAATTTTTCCATGGCCCATTCTTTGTCGACCTTGGTTATTTTCGTGGATTCATGCAACGATTTGATAACACGCTCCCGCTCCCTGGCTGTAAGAATCTGTTCGGGGGTATACCGGGACACCGGTTTAGGCTCTTCAGCCTCTAGGCATTGCTGCTCGTTGTCGGCAAGAACCTCATCCCTAATACGTTCGGTAATATCTGAGGAAATTTTTAGGAGACTATCCCGATGCGCTGTAGCGGGCGGCTCTAGCCTCCCCGAAGACTGGATGACATAGCTGTTATTCTCAGCGTCAAAGTCGAGCACGGTGAAAATTCCATCACGCTCTTTAAGAAACACGCTCTCGCCGACTACGTAGTCCAT